TTTAGACGACAACCTGCTGAACAGGAAACGACTCAAGGAACAGTGGAAAGTGCCAGTGGTTCACCACCAACGATGGAAGAAAGAAAGCCGAAAAAAGAACCATTAGGTGCGGCTGAATCTTACCGGAGAACATGGGGCAAAGAACCGGATGAACAGTGGCTTATGCAAAATGACCCCGAAGAATTACAGCGAAGGCAAGAGCAACAGCAAATTACATCAACACCGCCATCAATTGCTAACAAGTATAGAGATGTTGACCCCGACAGTCCATCAAGCCGATTGGCCGAAATGCGTGAAGAAATGGGAGGGCGAGCCGCCCCAACAACCCCATCATCAATGCAAAGCATATATGATAGAATCAATAACGATATGAAACCAATTGAGCCACAGCAGACATCTCCAACGGAGGCAGGGCTTAACCAAATGAAAATCACAGAATTTGCACAGCCAAAGCGAGATTTAGATAACGAGTTAAGAGAATTTGGTATTGATAGCCGAGGCCAAAGGGTTGAGCCTCCACAGGAAATGGAGGAAACAGAACCTATGACTGACAAGCCTTCGGCTGACGAAGTGGCAACCACAAAAAGAGGTTCGCCAATACCAAGAAGGGCATTACCAATGGGAAACATTGAAACACGGGATGAAAGATTGCTACCGGAAAAGGTGGAATCCCGTGAACCCCAACCTATGGCCGATAGTGGAAGAAGGAAAAGGACATTCACTACCGCCAATGAAAGAACCGAACAACAAATAACCGATCAACACCCCGAAGCAAGATACGAAGATGGTCGTTTGAAGCAAAAAAATCGTAGGAATAAGATAAGAGAAAAATACAGTTACGAGGGAACACCGGAGGATGAACCGAAACCGCCTAAGAAGGCCGCACCTAAGAAGGCTAAGAAAGGTCCAGCCGCAAAGGCTGTGAGCAATACAAAAAAGGGTAAAGAAGTTGCCGAAGCAAACAAGCAAGCCGCAATTGAAGGCACCCAAGAAATGCGAGAAGAAGCACCGCCTAAGAAAAAGACTGGCACCAAAGCCCAAAGAGGTAAGAAGCCAGTAAAAGAGAACATAGAAGGTGCCCAAGTTATGCAAGAGCCAGCCAAGCCAAAGAAGGCATCGGCAAAGAAACTTGTTGAGAACACCACTAAAGGAAAAGAAACAAAAGGTCAAGGCGTAAAACCATTCCCAAATAAGCCAACACAAAAGGCAAGGCAACGCCCTAAGAATGAAAAGAAGGCAAAGGTCAATGAGGGTAATGAAGCGGCGGCGAAAGCCCGAAGCGAAAAACGCCAAGAGGCTAAGGCTAAAAAAAAAGAAGCGGTAAGTGAGCCGGAGGAAAAAAACTACACAAAATACATCTCCGGTTCAAGCGATAAAGATTATGTCAATGAAGTGGTTGAAGCGGCAAGGAATGGAAACGCATCAGCCATTAGTCGTTTGAAGAATGATAAAGGAGATTTAGTCGATCATCACGGATTTAGTGACGATGAAATAGATGAAATAACGGGTTGATGCTAAATGAGTAATGGCATCCATGAGTTAGCGAAGAATGTTGACTGGGAGATGGGTCGCAGGGATTTCAAGTATTTCTTTGAGGACATTTGCGGAAAACACGAAAACTACATGGTTGCTGACTTTCATCAAGAATGGTTCGACATGTCCGAGAACCATAACAAGACTTGTGTGATTGCATCCCGTGACCACGGTAAGTCCGTTTTTTACAGGGTATATTTACTTTGGAAAATGGCTTACAATCCCGGCACAGAAGTCCTATTTTTCTCACACAGCCAACACCAGTCAATTGAACACATGGCTAAAATGAATGAGTTGATTGAAACAGTGCCAGCATTACAGCACTTGAAACCTAAGCGTGGGTGGGCGAAGCAAAAATTCAAATTCACAAATAAATCATCTATATCGGCTATGTCCGTTGGTAAAGCGGTTCGTGGTGCCCACCCCGACATCGTAGTGCTTGACGATATATTGTCCAGCGAAGCGGCAACACAGTTGACACATGTTGCTTCTTGGTTCTATACTGCTCTATTGCCAGTGCTTCACCACACAGCACAGTTGTGTATCGTCGGAACACCATTTTCATACACTGACCTGTATCAAGAGTTGAAAGGACTCAAAGGGTATCAAGTTAGAGAATACCCTGCTATTAATGAAGAAACAGGTAAGCCACTTTGGCCGGAACGCTGGTCGCTTGATGCACTGCAACAAAGAAGGGGAGAAATGACATCAATAGCATTTACCCGTGAATATTTATGTAAGCCGATAGCCAGCGAGTCAAGTTTATTCCCAATTGAAATGACCGAGCCGTGTAAAGATGAAGATTACGCATTTGTTTTTGACCCGTATGCGGGCGACTTTGATGAGAATGTCAATTATTACATTGGTTGGGATCCTGCAATTAGCCCCGATAGAAAGGCTGACTATACCTGTATGTGTGTTATCGCTATGGATGAGAATAGGCATAAGCGTATAGTATGGATGCACCACGAAAAAGGAATGGACTTCAATTCACAGATTGATAAAATCATAGAGTTGAATGCAAGATTCAACCCAGTTGTTGTCGAATTGGAAACCAACAATTTCGCACAGGCGTTCCATCAAGTATTGAAGGAGATTACTGATTTACCTATCAAACCGTTCACTATGAGCCGTATGAGGAAGGAAGCAATTATACACAGCCTTCAATTGCATTTTGAACAGCGACACCTGTTGTTGCCATACAAGGAAGAAGGGAGAACACGGAGAATGATAGATACTTTGCTCAATGAATTGTCAATGTTCACCATGTTGCCTAATGGCAAAATGGAGTCATTGGGGGCGCATGACGATACAGTTATTGCGTTAGCATTGGCTGTGCAAGCCACAAAAGAATACCGTGATAACATTGTAATACTTGACAGTGCTACATGGACTAAGAGGATAGGGTGGGCTGATATATGACACGCATATTGTGGAACCCCGAAGTGCGGTCTTTTGAAGATGCGATTATCAAAATTTTACCACCGGAGGTTAGCACAGTCGGTGGTTTGTTTGGCGGCAATTTGCTTGACGATAAGAAAAAGAAAGAGCAAGAATTACAACAAGCCGAATCTAAACTTGAAGAAGCCGAGAAACAAAAAGAAGCCAGTAAGGAACAGCAAGAGGTTGTTGAAGAAAACACAAAGGAACAACCACCCGAAGCAACAAGCGGTGCTGAAATAACTGGCTTCAAAGGCGGAGAGCAAGTCGCTAATCCAAACGAACAACCCGGCACAATGGCTACCGCACCACCAAAGGTTCCGGTTAGCAAATCATTTTTCCGAGATGAGTTTGGTATTAGTGGTTCAGATCTCATAGACATGTTACATAAAGCGGGAGAAAGTCATGTGGTTCCAAGCGTAATTGAGTTGTTACGCCAAGAGCAAAGGGCTGTCCTCAAACAATTTGATTGGTGGCAAGATGATGATTGGGATTTGTTACAGTTGCACGACAATGACTTCAATGTAATATTGAATCATCCGAACAGGTTAGAATATCAATTGCGAAAGACAGTTGCTAAGGTAAAGAAGGCCAGTGATAAAGATGTTGATGGTATTTGGAAAGAATGGCACGACAGGCTAAATGCTGAAATGCGTTTGAGTCGTAGGGAGAGAAACCTGTTGGAAAAGAGCCATGAAGTGTTGAGAAAGAACGAAGATATGAATGCCTCCAATTTAACATCTTATGGAATTGACGCAACACCTTCGGAATTAGCCGGTTTGATTAAGACATACGGTTGGTTATACGACACAGTGGTAGTGGGTAAAGGCACAACAAAAGATAACCGGACATTACAATATGGAACAACAAAACCACCTATTTTTCTCAAACATGTTGACTCTTTCATAGGTAATCTATGGGAGGTTGGCGGTAATTTGGAATTACTGAAAAATGGCACACCACGATTGACCCTGCCGTTTGACACAAAGCGTGGGGAAGATTATGCCAATGTATTGAAAAGCAAACTTGGTGTCGAGCGTATTACATGGGAGGGTCGGCAATTCGTGTTAGAAGGTGAAGGTGCTATATTCAAAGCCGCAAAAGAAGCCATGCCATATTTGACTATCAAAAAGGCCGATGCGGCTATTGTCGTTTCCGCTTTAGAAGGTGACGAAAACGCAGGGCGTGTGTTGGCTTTCGACAATTCTAATCAAGACTTACAGGTTGAATTGATGAAGTCTTGGAATGCTTCGCAAGAAACTATTGAACAATGGCGGAGGGATATTGTAAATGAGTGCTGATAAGAAACGAATAGATCGTTTGTTTTCCGCACTGGGTGTGGACATGGAAAGACATAGCACACCCACACCGGAGATGCCATTATTCACCAGTGGTGTGCAAGAACCACCACTGTTACAGGGTATTACAATCCCAGCCTTGTATGCGGCGGCATACGAATCGCTTGTGTTGCGTTCTATCTTGAATCACCTTGCCACTGAAACATTCCGTAAAGGTTGGCACTGGAAACCAAAGTTTGTGTCAAAATGCCGAGAATGTGATGAAACTTATCAAAAAGAAGTGGAAACATGTTTGAAGTGCGGTGGTGAAGTCCGACCAGCCGATAAGAGCGAATATGAATATGCTGACGCATTACTAAAAGCACAGAATCGAATGGGTCAATCATTCCTTGAAATATTGCGTGAAATAGAAATGGACTTGAATATTGTTGACGATGCTTACATTATCTTGACAAAAGAATACTTTGTCGATCCTGCAACCGGTCAACCACAATTTTACAGAATCAAAGAAGTGACCCGTGCCGACCCTATCTTCATGCGTATTGTTGCTGATAAGCGTGGTGTGCGTGGTGGTAAGCAATATACCAGCCTCCTTGACCGTTCATTCCGAACAGGCAACAAAGACGAAAAATGTCCTAAGACTGGACTACCAGTAGTGCCTGTTCATTACATGAATTTAGCAGGTGTAGGCACAGGTCAAGTATATACCGAAGGCGAAGTCATACACATAAGCAAATGGTCGCCATCTAAACTCTATGGTCGCTCTCCTGTCGCTACGCTTTGGCGACAAGTCAATACATTGATTGCTATGGATAATTATGTTTATGCGGCATACCAAAAACGAAGAATGCCAAGAGGCGTTATGGTTATCAAATCATCTAACCTTGAAACTGTCGAGAGGACAGCACGAAACATACAGGAACACCTTGAGCGTGACCCGCAATATATCCCCACTGTTGGTGTTGAAACGGAGAGTGGGCGTGGTGGACTTGAGTATGTCCGTATGATGGACACCCTTGAAGAATTACAATACATACCTATCAAAGACGACATACGACAGCGTATATCATCATTTTACGGTGTGTCAAATGTATTCATGAATGATGTGTCCGGTGGAGGACTGAATAATGAGGGTATGCAAATTGTTGTCACAAACCGTGCCCTTGCGGCAAGTCAAACACTATACAATGAAAGGTTATTCCCGCTTTTGCTTGAGGCACTTCAAATCACAGAATGGGATATATCGTTACACCCACACGAAGAGGAAGATGAAATTATGGTCATGCGAAGAGATGAAATGGCTATTCGCAACATGCTACAAATGAAGCAAGCGGGCTATGATGCAAAACTGCGTGATGATTTGGGCGTATTACAATTCACATACAAAGAAGCACCACCAGCACCACCGCCCCCACCCGGTGCCCCTCCGGCACCTAATCCACAAGGCGGTGCGCCAGTGCAAACCAGTGATTGGAGAATGCCACCAACAATGGATGAAATCTTAAAGCGCAGGGAGAGTGATTCTGTTCATGGGCAAGAAGTGGTGCCCGAAGCCATGCGAACCACACATGGCACAGATTTGAAACCACTACGAAGGGTCGGCCTAAGTCAATTGAATCTCAACAGTCGTAGGACATCAGCGAAGGGCAAGAGTCCGAAGGACATAAACCGCTTTGAGGGTGAACATCATTTATCTTCAACCGAGCGTGATAGTCGTGATACAGCACCACAAGGAATTAAGAATGTGGATGAGCGAATGAAGAATTTAGATAGGCGTTTAGGGCTGTAATTCTCCATAACCTTCATTTAATGGGAGGCTATGGGATAGACTGGTTAAGATGAGTAATGGCTTTCTTGATTTCGGAATTATAGCAAAGATGGATCCTATGGCAAGGAGAGCAACAGCAAGCATGGAAGCCATGCAACAGGCTATTGCTCATAACAATTTAGATGATGTAGCAAAGCACATTGAAGAGGCTAAGAATGCTTTGGCAATTCTTGAGCGTGACATGAACCTTGCTAAGTCTTTTGAGAGAACAGCCATGCTGTCAAAGAGCGATGATACCCCAACAGGGGAAGGAAATCAAGTGCTTGGTAATATCCACCAGCACAAGAATACTTCTTCGGACTATGACGGAACCGAAGGGGCAGTAGTATTGGGTGTTTCAAGATATGGCAGACAATCACCGTGGCGACCACAATCGGAGTAGTGTTAGACATGTATAGGCAAAGTGCTTCAATCGCAGATCGTATGCGAGTGTTAGATTTTGCTAAGTCATTACAGAAGCAAGACACCGATAGCGGCAAGTCCGGCCAAATGGTAAGCAATCCCGATCAAGTAAGTATGCCATCGGCACCACTTAGCACACCACCGGAGATGTCCGGTGGTCCGACACCCGAAGAAATGAACGCTATGGTAACAAGCGGTAAGGTGTATAAATCCAGTAAAGAAGCACTGGCTGATGCTGAACAAAGACTTAGCGACTTGGCTACCGACATTACTGCCCACATTGGCACAATTGGTCAAGCAAAATACACAGACGGTCTTGATGGCGATGCAGTAATGACACACGCTTCAACACTTATGGCTCTCCGTTCTCAAATCGAAGAAACAAGAAACTTTGTTGAGATGGTTCGACTCAAAGACGCAGGTATGGTAAATCACGGTGAGCCTCCAATGATGCCACCGCAGGGATTACAAAACATGCCAGCACCCGGACCAGCAGGTATGCCACCGGGTGGTATGCCTATGCCCGGACCAATGATGGGAGGCATGTGATATGAGCGAAAATGCAGGTGAAGCAACAGCAGACTTGTTAAAAGAAATGGTTGAGGAAATCCGCCATTTGAGAAAGCGAGTTGAACAGTTAGAAAGCGACAACAGCATTTTGGCAAAAGCAGTTGACGATCCCGAATCATTGATGAAGAAGGCAGGGTGGCTCAAAGCAGTTACACCACTATCAGCCGAAGTATTTGACCCCCTAAACCGTGAAGTTGGCGACAGCCCCGATTTCGTTAGCGGTTTCAAATCCGAGATGCTAAACAAAGGCATGGCGGAATTAGAAGAATGGCGACAAATGGAAAATTCCATGCCGTCGCATTCGACACCATCCTCAATAAAATACAGGTGATACAATGCAACCACGATGGAAAGACCCTATGAAATCAGCCGAAGGAGAATTGCTACAACATGTTTTGCAGTTGGAAAGCATAGTAAAGGCCAAGAAAGAGAAAGACAATGAGCAAGTCTTTGCTGATATTATGGGCGATGGTGACAAAGATACAGCGCACAAAAACTACGAACAAGCCCGTGCCAAAGATAGAGGCGAGGGTGAAAAAATGGGCAAAGGCGGCATGTGCAAGGGTGCTATGTGCAAAAAAAATTGCATGGATGAAGGCTGTGGTTCCGGATTAAAGAAAGGTGACGATGATATGTATGAAGATACCACAGGCGGTCCTATTGAAGCAGATGAAATGAAAGAGATGGCTCGGACAAGTAAAAGGAATAGATATTGTCAAAAGCACTTTGGTAAGGATTATTCCGAATGTTCACCAAGTCAAAAAGCACAGTGTGATGGCGAAGTTAAGAAGGGCAATTACATGATGAATGAAGAATTAGAAAATCCAAAACTCGCTGACCGAGATAAAGACGGCAAGTTGTCAAGTTGGGAGAAAACTGTTGGCAAGAATATCGAACAGTCCAAGAAAGGCAAACAAACAGGCAGTTACAAATCCGACAGGGGTAATAAGAAAATACCATTCAAAGAAGAAACAAAGAAACCTGTCATGAAAGAGGACTTCACTTCTCGCTTTATATCACAAAAGACTGGGGTTGACTTAGTAAAGTATGAGCAAGAGTCAATCAGCGATAATGGTGTGCCACAGTTTGTTGACCACTATGGAATTAGGGCGGTCAATTACCAAACCAATGGGCGCATACCACACTATGAAGAAAACGCACAAAGTATTAATGCAATTAGCGAAAAGGCAAAGATGCCAGCATTTGCTAAGACTGGCTACGATGTCAAAGGCTCATCTTTACACATGCACTTGACTAACGGGGGCGACCGTAAAGATGGCAATTGGAATATTGCACCAATTGAAGAAAGGCTAACGGAATTGAAAAAAGGGGCTACAAATCCCGGACTTGTTGATGAGATTGCTAACCTCATGGAGTCAATTGCTAATCGCCTCTAAATAGGGGGGATTAGATGAACCGTGAAGAATTTGTAAGGATTAGAACAGACACATTTTTGTCTATTGTTCAAAATCAAGACATAGACCACGACATCTATCTCAAAGCGTTAGACGATTACTATGGCGATAGCACACAAATAGAGAAAGAAGATCAGGCAATACTTGGTATGCTACCAATGACAGCACCACCACAGTATTCAATGCTTGACATGGACAAGCCATCACCAATGACCACGCTCAATTTACCGCAGGGGTATGAGGACTATATATCCGGTCAAAGAAGGTTCTCACGCACATACGCACAGGATTGGCCGGTAGCAAATGAAGATAACCGGTTTGGCAAACGGCATCCACTATCATACGAATTGCCGACAATGCCTTTACTACATGGGGCTGAACATGGTGAGCCATCATTTGTTGACCATCTTTTACATTTGATTGAGGAAGATGAAGAAGGCCAATCAATCATCAAATCAATGAAAGAGGCTCAAAGGTTGGGCAAAATACCCAAAGAGTATGCTGATATTGTAGGTAGGCCAACGGAGTCATTACATGACTTGTATATGGCTGATAGAAACAATAGGTTCTCATATCTTGAAGATGAAGAATATCTTGACCAAAAGAAAGAGCAGTGGGCTGGCAAACAGGGTAGGCTCGGTATGTTATCATACTTGTTTGGTTTAGAATGGCAAGGCGTTGATGAGCGTGAACAATTTATGAACACGCTCAAAAAGTTAGGACAAACCGAAAGCCCAAACGATGCACAGGCAAGGAAAATAATAAACGATTTCAAAGCAACATCGGGTATATCTTGGGATAGAGCAAAGCGTAATTGGTTTGAGCGTTTCTTACCGATAGCCCGTTGGTGGGAACGCCCATCAGATCGACACGGTCCTGTATCAGCCGAAGATATGGCTTCGGGTCTAACTCATTTGAAAAGCCCGTTTGTTATGGGCGATAATACAACCATTGAGCCATCCATGACTCATCATTGGTGGCAACCTTTCCAATATTGGGGAGGCGTTGGTCGTGATGCTCAATCACTTCAAACGATGATGCGAGATTCATACCCTGCCGCATTCAAGAGTTGGGTTGGTGATGAATTGTTTGGTTGGTTAGCCGACCGCAACCACCCACTAAATGATAGTGAAGATGCTTGGCATAGCAGTGGTTCGTCATTCTTTCCTCAAACAGCAAACCATGAAATGATGAAGGGGCATCCCCACCGTTCAGCCATCTCGACAGGGTGGGCGGCAGGTTCGGAACACCCTTATGTGCGTGGTTTCAATAGACGAAGGGCTTTGTGGTCAACAATATCAAACGGGGCACATTATCACCCAAGTGAAATTGTAGGCACTGGTAAGCGCATGATTATTCCTTCTTACGCTTTTGCTACCGACCCTAATGGGTTAGGGAGAATTATTGCATCACATACAGATGCAGGGCAACCAAGAATCGGACCGACAAGAGAGCGACATCCCGGTGATGAGGAATTTCATACATATCACAATGACCACTATGAAAAGACCGATGCACATTTAGGCCGAATGATGCAACAAATGGCGGCACAATTGAGCAAAGAACATGGTCCGGAGTTGTTATTCGGTAAAAATCCTAACGATGTCTTAGGTAATACAATAGCAAGAGCGAACATTCAACAATTGGCTAAAGCGGCCAACATGCAATTGATGAGGGCTGGTGGTGATGATAAAATGACAACATTTGCGCCTATGGTGATGGGCTTAGGATTAGCACAGCGTGATGTGCCAATTGGTCCGGTATCGCCAACATCAATGGCTACAATGCCGCCAATATATCTAACAGGAGATAAAGACGCTTGGGGTCATAAAATGCCAGCAACATTGGCTTTTAATTGGGATAGGAAAAACAATGCAATACGCTTTGATGTGAAGGACAAACCGTTTGAAACATTACAAAGAACCGCACATGAAGGGCATGTAGGAATGGTTCACCCAACATACCAAGACTATCAAATCAAAGAAAAAGTCAACAGCATACCAGCACTTGAGGCTACGGACATGATGGGTGCAAACTCTATCATAAGTGGTGATTTATTCAAATCCGATGATTACAAAGCCACTGGGGTATTTGAGCGAACAATAATACCAGCACACACAATATATGATTTCTCATCTATTGCAGATCTTAAAGGATTCACTGGCGATTGGGTGGTGCAAAAGAAACCCGAAGGCAAAAGGGTATTTGTTGTAAAGAAAGGCGGTCATGTAAAAGCGACAAATGGTAAAGGCAAAGACATTTCACTACCTTTGAAAGTAAAAGAAGGAGTTAGAAAGCAAGAAGGTGATTGTGTATTTGACGGTGTTCTAAGAGATGGACACTACCGTGCGATTGACTTGTTAGTGCATAAGGGCGATGATATACACATGGAAAAATTAGAGGATAGACTCTCCATACTACGCACTTTGTATGAAACCGATGAAGGCATTTCATTCCCTATGCCAGCCGACTGTAAATTCAGTGATGCTGGTGGTTTGCGCTCAAACATAGACGCTTTGGGCGGGGATTTGTGGTTGCGTGATGCCACTTCAACATTCATGAAGGGTAAAGAAACTCACCATAAGTGGATATGTTATGCGCCAAACGGTGACATGAAAAAGATGTATGCACCATTCCCAACCGTTTCTATCCGTAATGACAACATTGTGTTAGAGTATAGTGGACACCCTGCACCACTGGTAGTAAAGGGTGAATGGGATGGTGAAGGTTTTGACATTGAAACCATAGAACCAGCCAGTCCTTTGGCACAGCACGCTGAAAGACAAATACCAGTATGGGGTGCTATCGGTGTGCATTTGTTGAAGTATGATATGAAACAATTGACACCATACCCGCCAAAACTAAACACGGTTGGCTCAACAATATACAAGGCATCTTTGTTAGATGCTGATGGAGATCCTAAACCGGTTGAAGAAAAGTTAGTGATGGCAAGGAGGCTTATTGCCGAGAAAGACGAGTCTATGTCTATTGACCAATTGACTGGTGCTGTTGACGGTTTAACCGAAAAAGATGTTGAGCAGTTTGGCACAGAATACGGACTTGAGCGTGATGAGAATGGTAAGTGGACTGTCAATGAAGCAATTGACGATGATGTTACCGAGAAAGGGCAAGGTTCACCATTAGCAAGAATAACAGGTAGTATTACTGGCGGTGGCTGGTCGGGCATGATGGATATGCACACCAACCCAAGAGGACCGACCGAATTGGTTGACGAAGAAGCCACGCCTTTCTATGACCCATACCAACCCGAAGATACAATACCAACAGGCGGGGCACAACATGTGCGTATCAAAACCAAAGACGGCAGGGGCGAAGATGTTGAAGGCGAATTAGAGGTTGAAGGCAACCGAGCCGTTATCCGCTTACCTTCAAAGACTAAACAGGAAATGAAAGATGAAGAAGAGGTTGAAGTGCCGATGGATGATTCAGTGCAAGATGAAATGATGCCTCCACTACCACCGCCTCCCCAAAGCGGTTAAATACCTTGACATAAAATTGGTGAGTCAATGGCGACCGCAACATGGACAGCAGTTGGTAGCGATTTCATCTTGAAATCGGATGCTGGCAACGACCTTGTTATAGCGGGCTATGCTTCGGTTGATATGGTTGACAAGCAGGGAGATAGAATCCCAGTATCAGCACTAAAGAAAGCATTTAGTGGCTTTATGGCTGACCCAGCATACCGTAATGTGCAATTAGCACACAGTGGTATTCAAGTGGGCGAGGTTTTGCCCAGTTACACAGACAGTGATGGCCGAGTATGGAAATCCACTGTTGACGATCACGGCTTGTTTGTCATTTGCCGAATTAGGAATGACATCGAGAAAGCCCGTGAAGTCCAAAAACAAATTCGCACAGGAGAGTTAAGAGCCTTCTCCATCGGAGGACAGGCTCTATTCCGTGTTAGTAAAACAACACCGGAACATGGAACCCACCGTGAAATCACGGATATGGAGTTGCATGAAATTACCCTGTGCAAAAAAGGAATAAACCCCGAATCAACCTATACACTATTGAAAATGGATGATGATATTATGACTGAACAAGCAGAAACATTGACGGAAATACGAGATGCGCTCGCACGCATAAACAAACACATGGAAGAAGAAGTAGCAGTGGAAGCACCGCCAGTAATGGAGGAAACTACACTTGCTAAAGAAGAAGAGGCGGCAGTGGCATACATTGACTCCCTTGAGAAATTCGCTCACGAACAGGGCGTTGACCTTGATGGACTTCGTGACCACTTCGGACTTGGAAAGGCTTACATGGTTGGCGTTGACGGAAATCACGGATTTAACCATCGAGGACAAGGCGACCTATACGGCAGTGGTGAAGATGCAACATTAGCACCAGCACCTAAACTACCTAACGCTGTGTCTAACAAATATGTTATCAAGCAACCACAGGTTCCGGGAATGAACATGAATGCACCAAGCAGTGGCAAGCATGTAATTAAGTCCGGACTTGACCTATCTCCACAATCTCTTGAGCGTGGATATTCAGCATACTCCGCAATTCGTGATGAAGAAGCGGTAAAGGCACTGGTCGAGAAAGAATGGTCAAACCGATATGAGGCTGAAACACAACAAGCATTGGCTGTTCAAAAGTCCAAAGACTATTCTTCACAGATTGAAATGCTAAAGCATGAAATTGAAAGCCTAAAGCAAGAAAACTCCACTATTACAAAATCGGCTGTTCCTATGCCGGAACAAAGCCAAATCCGTGTGCCAACCCATGAGGAATTTGCGGCACTTGGAAATGAATTAGACGGATGGCGTGCGCTTGAGGAATTAGGACAGCGTGCGCTATATGGCGGAGGAAACCTTTGAGGGGTGATTTAAGATGAGTGGAAGCACAGGATATATTAGAACAATTGAAGATATGGAAAGACTATACTACGGTGCAGGTGCCGGACAAAACGCATGGGCGTATTCCGGAACAGATCTGTTGAAGGCTGACTCACCGTTGATGTCCAGCACTGCTGGAACATACCAAGCGATTTTTGGTCGTAAAGTATGGTCACAATTGAATCAAGAGTTTAACGCATTCTCTATACTACCAAAGAAACCGTGGGAAAAGTCCGGATGGCGTGTAACCACCGCTAAACCCGACTTCAACAAGGGTGGCGGTGTGCCGGAGAACGCAACAATTCCGGAAACAAGCAAGCCAACATTTGAGCATGTAAGCACCAAGCCAAAGACTGTGGCTCACACCTTTGACTTGACTGAAACTGCTATGTTCCTTGCTGACAAAGACGATGGACTTGGCGATGCAAGGGCTGTCATGAAGATGGAAATGGCAAAACACCACACAGAACACATCAACAAGATGCTTCTTAGCGATGTTAACACTGTGGCTGGAAATGACTTTGAATCTCTTGACCGTATCACTTCTTCATCATTTACTGAAACAAGTGCTTTCGGTGACATTGATGGGGCAAGCGTTCACAACATTTACAACCTAACAAGAGATGGTGCAGGTGCAGGTTCGGCTCAATGGTATGATGCTCAAGTTGATGCAGGTGCAAGCAACGGAACCGATAGGCCACTAACTCTCAATATTCTTGACGGAATGTTCCGTCAAATTTGGGAAGCCGGAGGCCAGCCAAAGGTTATCTTAACTGGCTACGATACTCTTGAAACAATCCAACAATTGTTACAGCCTCAACAACGCTTTATGGAAATGAAGAGAGTTGTGCCGGGTGTCAATGGTGTCAAAGGTGTTCCGGGTATTCAAGGTGGATTCATGGTAGCAACATACAATGGTGTTCCAATTATCCCATCTAAGGATGTCCACAAGGGCACTGGCGGTTCTTCAAGACTATATTTCCTTGATACTGACTACATGTGGTTCTGCACTGCAAAACCAACACTTTACCATGAGTCCGGTATTGAAACAGGCGATCCATTCGGAATCAACAGGCTCGGTCAAATGGGTATGTTCCACACAATGGGTGAATTATGGCAAGCGTTCTTCAAGTCAAGCGGTAAAATCCGTGACTTGAGTTGAGGTTAAATAGGAGATAATAAGTAGGTGATAATATGGCTAACACAAATGTAAAAGGAACAGGCAGTAAAATCGTAAGCGTAATTAGAATGTGGTCGGGGTCTAACAACACCGATAACACTTCTTGGCTACAAGCACCAATTGGCTCTAACGCCCCAACAGGCGGCCTTCAAATGCTTGTGGTTGATGTAGTAGTTGGTTCTCACAACAGCGCAACAGTATTCGACCTTGCAGATAAAAATGGTGCAGTTGACAACAACGCAATAACTGGTGCTGACGGATTGGGCGGTAGTGTTCTATCCGTTCTATCAGTCGTCAACACCACACAAAACGACCACCCACCAACAGAAGTGGGTCATGCGGCGGCAAGAGTATTATTCAAGACCGCTAACGATGCTTCGGTTGCTGATGATGTTCACAGAATTACACTGTTATACTACGGACCAAGTGCTTGATGCTGGGGGGCTTTAGTTGCCTAAACTGCAATACATAGGCCACAGGGCGTATGTGGAATTTCCCATTAACGGCACAATGCGTGGTTTCGCAAGAGGAACCATACAAGAAGTGCCTCAAGAATTGGCTGACAGATTCAAAGGAGATAACTACCCGCAGTGGAAAGTTATTCTTGAAGAAACTGAAACTGAAAAGAAAACCAAAAAGATGGTTGAGGCAGTTGAACCAGTGATTGAGGAACCGGTAGTTGAGGAACCAGTGGTTGAAGAACCAGTGGTTGAAGTTGAAAAGTCCGAGCAAATGGTCGAAGCCATAGCGAATGACGATTCAAGCAGTGCTGACTCCGCTTTCAATGAATCTTGGACACGAAATGAGATGGTCAAGTGGATGAAAGCAAGAGGACAAAGCGTTCCAAGATCTGCTACAAAGGCCGCAATCACCGAAATGGCTCACGCCCTTCTTGAAAATGCGGCGGGTGAGCAGTAATGGGTCAAAGCGACTTTACTATCTTTGATGGCGAAGCACGATACGCTGGTCGAACCCGTGTCAATAGATTGGTCTATGATTTCACACAAGAAGATCTTGCTGGTAACACCACCGCATCAGCACAAGTTAATTTGAATGGCGACATACACATGGTAATTTTAGATGTGAGTCAATCTAAACTGACTTCTAACAATGACGCTGACACTGTAAAAGGTTCTTTTGGTATTGACAACAAAGACTACACCCTTCTAAGCGGGGGTTCAAACCTATACTGTAATGTTATTACATCACTGGACTTTACCAACAAAGGCTCAAACCGTGTGTATAAATTTCAAACCAATGAAGGTGCGGCTCAAGGCACTATGGAACATGCTTTATCCGTATCAGTTGGACTAAGTGGACATAGCACACCAGCCGCACCAAAGGTTACTAACACAGGCGGCACGGCAACCGTAATTAACAAAAATCAACCGTGGACTGGTAGGGTCTGTGGTAAAGTTGGTTTCACTATTGCGTGTCAAGCCGCATGGGCGGCTGACACTGGTGCAATCCGTATGACAATCCTTTATTCTTGAGCAACCTTTATGACCACTGACACATTCCCTTGAGTTGAGCAACATGGCACTAACTATCACACAGTCGAAAAGAAACAATGTAGTAGGATCTAGAATTACCTCTTTTGTTAATGTAACATTTGACAATTCTTATCCAACAGGCGGAGAAGAATTTGACGCAACAGCGTATGTCGGAACGCCCGATAGCGTTGATATTATTGTAAAAACCATACCAAACAAAGGAATTGGTGGACTCTTACTAAGATACGATTATGCAAATAAGAAAATAATGGCGTTTGCCAGTAGCACAGAAGCCAGTGGTAACGCTGTTGACAAGCCCACTGCGGCGGCGGCAGGTGGACTTGCTTTGATTCAATTAGCCAACAACAGCAGTGATTTAGACGGTGCAACGGCTGAAATCATTATTACTGGCGGTCGCTGATGTTGCCTCAAGGGGTGGCATCAAATGGCACGCATGGAAATTGAGGACATTGACTTAGGAGAAGTCATTGACATTGAAAAGCGTAGGCGTGTCCGTATGGCGGAAATCGCCAATGCAAACAAATCATCTATCCATGAATCGGAGAGTCCTTTCTCCAAAGAAAACATGAAACATGCTACAACAAAGCGTATTATGCTCAAATCCAAAGATCGCAAAGACATACAGAACATAGGTTCCGGAACACGGTGCTTAACTTGCGGTTGCTTACACTTTTGTTGGACACCCCAGTGTGGTGCGTGTGGTGCGCCTATGGGATTCAATCTTGGTAGTCATGGTTTGAGTAGGGGGCTTAGGTAATGCCAAAGTCCTTTTCACCCGGACATAGACCCGATTCACCGTTATACCCTTATGAAACGGTATATACAACACCGGAAAAGGTTAGCGAGTATCTTCAATTGCCTTTGCCGGATCCTGTGGCCTTAGCAGGTGATACTGTTGTTGCCACAGTCCTTACAGTGGACTACATCAAATTTCCAATAACCGGTGCTGACTTTAGACGCTGGGGCTATGCGGCAGGGGAGAGCGTTCTTGTGTATGATAATGCAAACGCTGTCGGCAACATATACAAATTGACAGGGATTGAATCAGTCGGTTCAGCCGGACAGGTATATTTGGTGGCTGTTGCGGCTGACCAAACAACACCGGAGTCCTTTACCACAAACAACCAAGCCTATGTTCAACACCAATCAGCGTTCACTAACAGTAATGAGCGTGGCATAAAACTTGACCATGTGAAGCACTTAATTGCTAACAGGCAAGATTACATTGACAAGGTTACAAGACATTCATGGCGACCCCGATTGGTGGCCGAAGAATATCAAAACTTTACCACTTTCAAGCCATTCCGAAGGCGATACTATACTGATTATGTAGGTGCAGTATTCATGAAAAGGGGGGCTATCCAGCGTGTGTTGAAGTTGGGGGCTTGGCAAGGCGACTATTATCGTGAGATGGCTGGTGCCCGTGCGGCATTAAGATTCAACGATCATACGGCTATGGTTGGCGAATCAATACTGCTATGTCCGGGTGCTAATGGTGTAGCCACCCTAACCGAAGGCAGTGATGCACAAACAAAATGGAGAGCCGACTTTGATAACAAAAGTGCGGCTGAAAACCTATCGGCTTTGGTCAATAAAGACCCTGCGTTTAGCAAGGCGGCTGTTCCAATAGGTAGTTTGACCGTTGAATCGGAATCAGCCTCCGACAGCACATTGAATGTTCATAATGAATTTTTAGGACTTGCTAACAGCGATATGGGAGATGGTGTAATTGAGATTAGCAGTATGCGTAGCACTGAAGGTGGAGAAAATGCCACACTGGCTGTCACAAACGACACAGCAGTGGTCATTGATGCAAGACTAACGACCACCAAACAAAGCAAGGTTGTTTCAGTAACAGGAAATCCGGTTACATCATTTACTGTTGACGATGGAACAGGGTTCGTCAAGGGTCATTCATTGGTGTATTATACGGTAGGAAATCAAAATAAGATAGCGTTGGTAACTCGCAGTGGCAACACATTCACTATTGTCAATGATGAACAAAATGACTTTGACAATGCGGCCACACTAATTCAAGATGTAGTAATTAGGCAAAATAGATTCAAGTGCGACATCACAGACGAAGAAAGGCAAAAGTCATGGTGGTCTATCGAAGAGAACGGCATGATTGCATTCAACAATGAATATCCTTTCTTTGAAAACCATTCTTTGAGATGTGCATATATTTACGGTGAGAGATATGTTGAGGGTTCAATACAAGAGGCTTGCACCAAATTGGTAGTCATGGATATACTGATGTCCGATGATTATTCGGTGCTATTCCCCGAAGGAACATCAAACATGGACATTAACACCAAGCACCAAAAGTTAGAAGCGGAGGTTGCTAAGTTATTGGTGCCGTTCCAAGAGTCAATTATTGTAGCAGGTATGGGTGGTTGATGTGGAAGATCTCATACAGTTTGGTGACGATGCTGGTAAAGCACTGAAAGAGTTGCTTGTCGCTATGCGAACACAAGAGGCCAGTGAGCCAGCACACCTTGAGAGGCTAATGATAGAAGAAAAGAACATGGATAGTGAAGATGCTGAAACCGTTGAACCTAAATCCGAAGAAGAATTAGCGGTTGTAATGGAGGCACATAAAAAGGCAAGCCCTTTCGCACTTGATGTAAAGGCCGCCGAGTCTAAATTTATGGAGGCGATGAAACAATGACCGATGCTATTGATGGTATTGTTACTGCTTTGAACAGTAATTGGAATGTTTCGCCCAAGCCTTCTATCTTGGATATTGCTACCCTTGAGGCTGGCGAGGGTAAAAGAACACGACTACAAGATCATGACATTATTCGTGTCTTTGAAACAGCACATAACGAAGCACAGCCGGAATTGCTGTTTGACTTCGTTAATGAACACATCAATCTTACCATTGACATACGCACCGTAAAAAGTCGTAAGCGTCTTAGCACGCTTAGAGATGAGGTTCGGCGCATACTACATTTGGTGAGAAAGGGCGATAATGTTAACTTTGATAGGGTAATCTTCAAGACCCGAACCGACTTGTCGGACCGTAGCAAGAGGTTGTTCCGATACACGATGCAAGCCGAATGTATAATTTTCGCCCAACCATTACCAACATTATGAGATGATAAATATGCCAGTAAATCAAGTATTCAAGGGAGATTTAATTGAAATATCTATGGGCAAAGAAACCGGATTAGTAGGACAAGGAACCAATGTAGCGGGCGGAGGTAGTGCCACATCGGGCTGGTCAACAGCCAACGGCAACACCGAGAACAGTAGTATAATTACTATCGGTGAAGCCATGTATTGGGTTGACACCGATGGGCACATGATGGTGCCCAATGGTATGTTGATTGGTGCTACACTGCGTATCTATTCATCGGGCGGTAGCAACGCTTTCACTGCCGATCACTTTCCAACAACAAAGCGAACATACTACATCACTGCAAACGATGATGCTACCATAACCGTCACACCGAGATTGGCAACCAATCCGGCCACTGCAAACACAGGCGATTTCTTCATTATTGATTCACTGCGTGTTCCAACATACGACCACAATTGCACAGCAGGTGCAGTAGCAAGTGGTGGCGATGAAAGAGTCAAAACCGACCAATTCTTAGGATTGCTTAACTCATTCACACTACCCGAACCGGAGATAGATGTTAGAAAGCAACACATCATCGGCATGGGGCGTGATGTGAATGTTCTAACATCGGGCAAGGAAACTCTTGCTGGTGGTTCTATGGACTTGAATGCACATTCATTGAAGATGTGGAAATATGCTTTGGGTGGGCACACTGCAAAGAGCGTAGGTGAGTTTGCTCACTGTGATGCTTCGGAAACTATAACAGCAACCCCATTAAATCTCAAAACAAATGTCACCGACATGACATACGCCGCACAAAACACATTTGACACACCGGTTCTTGACACCACTATAACGGCTATTGACAATGCTGGAACAGGTGTAGCAGGTCTTGACACTGCTGGACATGTTGGCAAAGATGTATTGATAGGTGGATTGACCGTTGCGGCGGCAGGTGCTACCGATGCACAAATCAGCACTGCTGGTGGAAACATCACTGGCTTTGCTTCAATCTTTGAAGATGCACCAGCCGCAGGGCTGTTCAAGGTGCTAAGTGCCGCAGGTGCGCCTTTACTTGGCTCATATACATCACTGGCTAACGCACAAATAGATGGCTTGGCTGACATTGATACAGATGCTAAACTAAGGGCACAGACTGTCGGTGTGCCACTTTACTTACTGGCTCAACCAACCCTTGCTGTAACTGCTGGCGATATACGCATCAAACTTTCAACAACCAATGCCGACAAATTTACTCTTGGTGATTACATTCAAATCTTCGACAAAGATACTGTTCAAGTGCCGGGTGCTGATGTTACAGCACCCACATTAAACAAACATGAAATCCGTAGGGTTATCGGAAAGGGTAGTGCTAACGGTCAAGATCATGGCTACATCTATGTCGAAGAACCATTCTTATTCGACCATGTAGCCGCATCATGTGGTGTGGAAAGACTACAATATACTCTTGACGGCACAGTAGCGCATGAGCGTGGCTCACCAGCACTATTGTCCACTGGCGAATTAAAGAATGGTGTTGAGCATAATTTCTTTGGTTACACTACACTACCGACCTTTTGCTTTGAGCAATCATTCCGCACCACCGATACAACACCGGGCACAAACCAAATGCTACGGGTGTTCTCCGGTTGTAAAGTGAGTGATTTGAGTCTAACTGCTGACAGTGAAGGTGAGTTAAAAATGACCACTAACTTTGAAGCAACACGCATGTTCAAAGACACCAACAACCAATTCATTACACCGCACCGTATGTTTGAGAACACTGCAAATGACATAACCAAGCGTAGTGTGTCCGGTATCGCTGTCAATGGCGAAAAGCCATACCTATTCCAGCACATGTTATTCAGTGCCTTTGGTGCTACCGTATTGCGAGCAAAAGATGTCAACATCAGTATTGCTAATGGTAACACCGCACAGTTTTACATTAGAGGCACAGATGGTGCGTATGCTGATGCAGATCAGGTGCAAGAAGCCGCTACACAGTATGCTTCGGAAATCACGGAGGCGGCAAGAGAATACACATTCACATTCACCGCACTGGTTGAAGATGATAGGTTCTTTGAGGAATTAAGAACCCGTAAGCACAACATAAATACAAACGATTGCACACTGGTTTTGAACAAACCCGGCTCGGCTGGCACAAGACAAAGAGGCACAATTACACTTGAAGATTATACTTTGATGAAAGCGGAACATCCAATGCCCGACGATAAAGGACCGGTAACTGCAAGCGTGGAGTTTGCTGTCCGACATCTAAAGGTTCAAGAGCATAACCCGTATTACATCATTTGAATAAAGTTAATTAACAAGCATGACAAGGGTGAGAATAATGGTAAGGCTAACAGGATATGTTGAAATCGCAGGGCGCAGGGAATTTTTGAATTGGACTATTGCCAATGGCCGGATTATTGAAGGCGTTGGTGTTTCAGCACAAGGCATAGAAGTTTCCGCAAGCACTGTTCCTGTTGTTGAACCGACATCATCACCGGAAGTGGCTGTTGAGGCACCGGTAGTGGAGAGCAAAGAATATGGCGATATGAACAAGACCGAATTGCAGGTCTTGTGTAGCCAGCGTGGTCTTGATACTACCGGACTGAAAGCAGATCTTATCGCTCGCTTGAGCGAAGATGATGCAGGTGAAGCCGAGCCAGTAACCGAAGGTGAAACAGATGGCGGAGAAAGCGACAGCGAATGATTTATTGATTGGAAACGAAGCAGACGAACATACAATTGAAACGCCATTTGGCGAAATGAAAGTGTGGGTCAAGCAATTGACTTGGCTTGAGCGTCAAAACGCTTTGACAAAATTCGTTAGTATTAGTGCTGATGGTGGAGATATGACACCAAAAATTGACTTTGGTGGGTATTGGAAATTCGTAATTACAACATGTATTGAAAAGACCGAACCATCATTGACAACATCTCAATTGCTAAACATCAAGCCCGAAGTCGGTGAAGCATTACAATCTTTACTGCCTTCGTTTGAGGATTTGATGCGTGGTATTGCGGGCGGTTCAGCCCCTTTGGGATAACCCTTGACGATGTTCGGTCATTCATGACTTGGGATGGAGAGGGCGGTTCGCCAATTGATGAATACAAAATCCCAGTGATTGCACACAGATTACCAGTGTTTTTTCTCGCCCATTTTTTCAAGTGTTCTCCACAAGCGTGGGATAACATGCCACCCGAACAGGTAATCATGGATTACTATATTTTGTCCACATATAAAGAAATCGAAGCCAATGAGATGGAGAAATTAAAGCGTGAGAACGATGTGGGCGGTAATAAGGGGCGTAGCGTAAAAACAACAAGTGACGCTGACTTCTTTGAACGCATGAACGCAAAACTGGGGTATCAAGATGGCTAATTCGTTAAAGCAAAACAATTACGCTATGGCGGATTTGATTGCTACCTATCAAGAATTTAACGATGTCTTGACAGTTTTACCGGACAAAACCCGTGTATTGCTCAAAGTATTCGGTCCTTTGATGAAAACATATATGAAAGTGGATATGGCCGTAAAGAGTCTAACCTCAACCTTCACAGATGCCAACAAGCCAGCACAAGATTTAGGCAACACTATGGAAGAATCGGCTGACAAAACCGAAGATTCCAGTGAGCGCATGGGTGTAGCGGCCACAGTCCTTGCCGCACCATTTTTGTTGCTTGGCGGTGTAGTCAAAGGGGTTGGTGGTTTCTTCAAGGGGTTATTGATGTCTATACTACCGCTTATGGGGCTAATGATGGGGGTGGTAGGTGTCGTTATGTTACTCGTCGCCGCTTTCGATACAGGTGGAGGTTCACTTAGAAAGTGGTTGGAAGATCTGCCAATCATCGGTGGACTGATGGGTGCAATTGATGATGCTATTGCGAGAATAAAGGAAACATGGCAAACCCTCAAAGACAATTTAACACTGCCCGAAGGTCTTGATTTCCAAACAGTAGTGGATAAGGTTGTTGAGGGGCTAACATTTGTGGTTGAATTGTTTATGGGTTATTGGACAATGATAAGCGAAGTTATCATGTCTTTAATTACAGCATTAGCCGAGTCCGGTTTCTTACAAGCAGTGCTTGACGGAATTGTTACAATTTACGAAGGGTTTGCTGACGCATGGGATATGATAATGGGTGCGCTTGGTGACGGTGGTGTTCAACAATTCTTCGATATGGTTGTCGGATTATTCCAATATCTTATGGATTTCTTGGTCAATTCCGGCATATTTGCTTTCATAGGTGACATAATCCAGTTAGTAAGTGAGATTATAGCAACCGTAGTGTTCCTTGCGGCGGCTATCATTTCTATTGTAATTAGGATCGTGCGTTTCGTATATCCGTATGTTGCACCTTACTACAAAATGCTGATGGCCGCATTTGGTATGATACTGACCGTATTCATGGGTATTGTTAGAACCGCCATGAAACTTGTTAGTGCGTTTGTAGCATTACTGCGTGGTGACTTTGGTAAGGTCAAGGAGATTCTAATATCAATTGGTGATGTTTGGAAAGATGTATTAGGCGGAGTCAAAGCATTCTTCAAGCAATTTATTAACAGCATAATTGACTTTGTTTCACCAGCATTGAAGTTATTGAACAAAGTAATTGGTGTATTTAACAAAATCAATCCGTTTAAGGATATTCCGGAAATTGACATCGGTGGACTCAAACTGGCAAAAGGTGGTGTGGTAAGTGGTCCTAAGTCCGGCTACCCTGCTGAATTGCACGGCACAGAAGCAGTAGTGCCACTACCCGATGGTCGAACCATACCTGTGACAATACAAAGTGCGGGCGGCTTGGGAGGCGGAGAAACCACAGTCAACATCAATGTAAGCGGTGCGAATGGCGACCCCCGTAAGATAGCACGAATGGTGGGCGAAGAAGTTGGGCGATTGTTCAAGAACCGTTCAAGACAAGGTGGATTTAGTAGGGGGATTTAGTCATGCCAATGATACAATTGATTCGTAAAGATGGGCAAGTTATTGAATTGAAAGCCTCGGCAATATCCTTTGCTGTTACAAGGGGTGTAGCGACATGGCCTATACCGATTGTTGCCACCCGTGCCGCATTAGATCTCAATAGTAATATGCTGGCGATTACCATTGATGGTATAATTACTGATGATGAGTTTGCTTCGGCTGGTAGTGCCGCATCATGCGTTGTTGATATGACAAGAGCAACAGGTAATTACACTTCATGGGCTTCACAATTGAGCAACACACTTTCGATTACATCTCCCACTGGGCAAAATTTGAGAGATGAATTGCATGGTAAAGAAATAGTGTTCAGCACTGCTGGTCAAGTTGATGCAGGGAATGGCGAATCAATTGTTTTGAGGTTCGACAAGACTGGCGCAATATCACCGGTAGTTGGTAATGAATCTATGATCCCTATCAACATACAAGCGGCCAATAACATAGGGGCTGTTGCCACAGCCATACAAACGGCTCTTGGTGGTGCTTCAAATGTTCTTGTCAATGGAGGGGGAGTAGCGATAAACACCCTTGTTGATGTGTCAATAAACGCAGGTGCAAACCAAATATTGAGCAACAATTTTTCAGTAGGGCAGGGCAACGCTAAGGTCACTATCACAAATAAGGTAAAAAGCGAAAAGGGCAATAGGCCAGTGATAAAGAGGGCTGATGTAACGATAGCAAATACCAGCGTGTGGACTGACTCATTCTTTGTATCGGCTTTTACTGGCGGTGTAAGCGGTTCACGAAAAAGCAAAGGCGATAAGGTTCAAGATTTACTAAACATGACCATGAACGCTTCGGCTGGTGGTGGTATGATTTCTCCGCAAGCCTTGACTGGTGATTTAGTTGAATTGCCCGATTCGCTATCATCGTTAGATGTTTCTAAATTGTTAAACATAGATGAATCCGCATCGGTAAAGAAGTATATCGTTGGTTTAAGGGTGCCTTACGAATCCATGATAACTGCTGGGGCAAGTGGTGAGGTTTTGAGGCAATTTATCATACCTTCCGGACCGGGCACGGACTATCCCTCCGAAGAAAACACCGAACCCTTTGATCCTATTACTGTTGAAGGAGGCGTGCCGAATAGACCGAATCCCTTTTTCCGGCAAAAGGTGGCAATACCCGGTGTAATACAGACTTTCACCCCAGCCTATGCGGCAGGTGATTCGGTATATACATTTAACATAGGATTTGCCGCAGTTGAACAGTTGATAGGGATTTGATGATATGGCGGTGGAGAAGGTAAAAACACAGGCCGTTAGGCTAAACGGTTATACCGATGGTATAGTGGTTCCCACTGGGTCATTTAGAGAAACCGGTGTTGATTTATTTTCAAGTCGCCATCCGGAAAAAAAGGGCTTGACTAACAAGGTTACTTCGTATAACAGCGATGAGCCAAAGATAGGACAAAGACACATACCAAACGAAGGTAATCCGCTAAACAATTTGATTGGTGCATTTACCATAGAAGCCTATGTTATACCCGATAGTGGTGGTGTCATAGTGCATAAAGAGGGTTGCTATACACTGAAATTCGGTAGCATACGACAAAGCGATAATCTTATTTTCAGTGTTTTGACACGAAACGCTGGGAATAATGAAGTCACTGAAACATTAACAATTCCGCACCTTTGGTCGCCAAGAACAGACCAATATAGTGTAGTCGGTTACAACAATGGGGGCACTATGCCCCATGATTTGGCTTTAAGTGAAAACCCAATGTATTACATCAATGCTCAATTTACAGGGGATGGGCTAAGAGTATTTGTCAACGGTGAGTTGTTTGGTGAATTGGATTTTGGCGGAGAAACACGAACCACACAGTCTTTCTCATCAGATCTTTACATTGGTGGAACAGGAGGACAGTATAGAGGAATTATTGAAAGTGTCCGTATTAGCAGGGGTATTGTTGCACCGAATTTACAACCATTTACTAAAACACAAGATACGATAGGACTATGGGATTTTGAAGATGAAATTGATGTTCCGGACTTGTATTTTTACAATAACAAAGCACCGGCTTTTAGCACACCACTTGTTGATGGGGCAGGTGATGAGGATAGCAATATGCCAATACCGATGGTATGCGTGGCTTACGACTTCACCAATATATCAGTAACACAGCCGATAACCAACCCCATATCTTTAGCCACAGGTATGGACTATGGAACATTCAAAATAAGAAATCATTTTTCCGGCAAAGCCACCGCTTTAGAATTGATTGCATCTTACTTGTTGAAAATACCCGTCGAAGAATTGCCGCTTCAAACTTGGTGGAACAGTAAAATTTTAGACATCGGCACCATTGTGACAAAGGCCACTTATCATACAGATGGTTTGCCAGTGACCAACCTAAATGCAATAGTCAACACATCGGGCACCGACCCTATCACCGGTTTGCCCTTCACTTCATATTCTTACAACCCTATTGATGATGATACCGATGGTGGAATATCGTTAGAGCCAATAGGAAATCCTATCGAAAGGGTGAGAATCGTAGCACTGGATTTTCTTAATGGATTGGTAATTGTGCAAAACAGTATATTGCGTGATGCTGATACCGATGCTGAACCTCATACTCAAGGCTTCTTGTTTGAGCATACCGATAACACACTTGTTTGGTTCACATTAGGTAATGGCGATTTGATTATTGACAACGGTGGTAAGTTGAGAAAGAAAGGCCAAATGACAAGAGCGAGATTTACTCAAGGTCAATTCTTTACTGATAAGTCGGGCTTTGGAAACGATGCGTATTGGGTCAGTAAAACATCACGAAACACGGAAGCAAATAGGACAACCCCGACAGCACAGACTGGTATATTCAACCCTGCCGATGTCACCGCACCTTTTATGGATGAGTTGATTCTTTGGTTAGACGGTAATGACCCACGATATATGTTTGACGCTCAAGGTCAAACTGTTCTAAAGCAAGTAAATGAAGTATCATGGTGGAAAAGCAAATCAACGCTTCACCCCGAAGTAGTGTTCTATTCCGGTCCAATGTTTATGTTTCCGTGGATCTTTGTGCCTAACAACCCCTCCACTAACGGATTGGGTTCGCTCAAAGCGGCGGCGTTAAGCGATTACACCAGTAATCAAAACGGACAACCTAATGTGCCTTTTTTACACAGTAATGAGATGCTTTCAGCATGGGCGGATGAATTTTCCGAAGAAAATCCACCACTACAACCCGATGAAAACCCATTAATGTGGATCCCACCGAGAATTAGAAGGGGTGCAGGTGCGCTTAGTGGTTGGATAAACAAGTTTGGTAGCAGATTTGGTATGACACCGTTCGATCCCAATAATCCAAATGGCTATTATGGCTATATTCCAAGCCTCCCTGCGTTAGTGCCTCAAGGAAAGCAACAGTTTAGTGCATTTCACCATGAAGTAAATCACACCAACGGTGAATACACATTCATTTTTGTCATAACACCATCGCCTTACAGCGACCAAACACCGTCAAATCTCCATAATTCCACAACGCCCGATTTGAGTGCGAGAACCCAGCAAATAAACGCTGGATTTCCTAACGCTAACGCAGGTCCGGACTTGACGACTGATGGTTTCGGTCCGGTTGCATTACCATCGGCTGGAACACCAGTAGCCGGAACACCAACAATGGTCGCTATTCGGTGTAATCCACAACAAACAAATCTTTCCGGTGAATGGCGTTTTTATACCGAAGCAGGTGGTAATCCGGCAGTTTTTAATGCTTTTTTTGCTGGCAATCCCGGTCAAAGTAAATTTAAGTTTCACCCTGTTTTAGAAGATCCGCAAGGCAATTGGCCGACAGGAAACCCTCAATCATTCTCCGAAGTATTTAATGCTGGAATAAACTTATTTGGTTCTATTGCCAGCAGGGGAAGGGGAGAATTTGGCTTTCAAGGCACTGCCCCAAGTGGCTTTTTAATTCATGAAATTTTGTTTTACAAAAAGGAATTGACTAATGTTGAGATAGCAGATGTAAGACAATACATTGAAGATAAGTGGGGGATTTGATGTCCGAGCATGAGCATGAAGAAGATCCGGAAAGGCCAAGAGAAGAAGAACCGGAAAGACCGCCCGAAGAAGAACCGGAAAGGCCGAGAGAAGAAGAACCGGAAAGGCCACCCGAAGAACCCGAAAGACCACCCGAAGAACCCGAAAGACCCGAAGAACCACGACCGGGTCAAGGTTTGAATTGGGGTGGAGTTGATGGGGGCAACCAACAAAGGCGGGCTGGTGAAGGTTCGGCTTTTAGTATGGCTACGACATTACCCGAACCAGTTAGCGATTTTGCCGGACAATGTGGTTTCACCACATACAATAAGGTCGAAGGGCACTTTTTCTTAGCACAATTACCCCAGCCTAACAAAGAAGTGGTTACACGCACGGTTCAAGGTATTGCTGATAGATTTGAGTCAACCTATGAAGATGCTTCTATTGGTAGTGTTGTTTCATTAAACGATAAAATCAATGTTACTGAAACAGTATATCAAGGAGAGGCTTTAGATGTGATTACTGAAAGTATTGTATCAAGTTATGAAAGCCTCAATGGACAGAATGCTTCATCAATAATTGTGCAGGGTGGTCAAGGACTTACCGACCAAACCGGTAGTTATCCTTCAAGCACTGCTGATTCGATTTTGGCAATCGCTGTTGAGGACATAAGGCCGTTTTTGTTAAAGGGTCTTGACACAGAACACACTGCGTTGTTTGACACAAACGACCCAACAAAACCCACAAACCAAGAATACATACGACACTTGACACCCGAAAAGAAGTCAAGAATCGCCAAAATATTTATTCCCGATGAATGTCAATTTGGAGGCGGTTTGCCAAAAGTGGTTGAGGTTCACTACAATGCCATAGATTTGACCGGTGAAGTGATGGCCGCATACAAAGATGCACCGGATTGGCTAACAATTGTTGACCCAACAATATGGACACAGTTTCAAAATGCTCATAATGACATCGTAAGTATCAATTCTTCACAGCGTTTTTACAAGAAAAGACCATCTTGGTTGATTGTCGAAAAGACAGTGCCGGACTCAAACACTGTTTTTACAGATACTTCAACACAAGCAATCCGCAATAGAACACTTGCTGATTGGTTGAAACGACCGTTCACAGATGCCCGTTTTATCGCAGACGGGGGCGACCCAACCGATCCTGAATCAACAATACCGTTGCCCGATATTCTTCGCATCGAAGCACCCGGTGGGCTTATATCGTTACCCTCCGCAAATTTCAACAAGCCCCCTCAAGACCATGTTATGAGGGTCAACCCAACAGGCGACCAAACACTTTCTCCATTCATTGACATATCTAATTGCCCTCACACAATTATTTACGACAGTTTTTTCTTTCAAAACCAAAGAGATGTAAAACTGAATCCTAAGTTTAGTGCATACGGGCGACCGAAAGCGATAGCAAATACCATTAGTCCGGTAAAGAAAAGTGAATCGTCATATCATACACTGTCCGTTCTTTCACCTAAGAAAGAAAAAGTGCCAGCCGCAACGGGTAATGTTGACGGCAATCACCCTGTTCAACCCATAAATAGAACCCGAACATCCGTAAGAGCAGTAGCCTTTGAACAATTTGACATCATTGACAATGTTAAAGATAATGATTTGAATTTATTATTAATACACCCCAAGAACCGCAAACGAAGTGGTATTCTCAAATCGCTTTCCACTACACAAAATAGCGATAGTCCACATGTATGTCAAGTCAAGTTGCTTACAATGAAAGGGCGTGTTGAGGAAATAGCACCAAACAGTGAGTCTAACACTGGTGGTGTATTAATTCGTGGTAAATCACAATTGATGGACATAACAGATAGAATAGCCGAAAGAGATTTTGGATTGACTGATGGGTATGCTATCAAGGAGATAGGTGATTTGGGTTCACCGTCAGTGAGCCTAACGATGGCTGGGTTAGGGCAAGGTGGTATTGACATCAAGCCCGATAGAACCGAGCATTCTTTCTTGCCTGTATGGAAAGATAAGGTGATTGGTGCGGATAACCCATCGGTGCGAAATGATAAGCAAACATCAACCTATTACGCATCCACCCGTGCTTTAGTTGAGTTGCCACTATTCCCATCAATGTTTTTCGATGTTGAACAGCGTTTAGCGACCAGCACTAAAAAGCGTTCACCATTACCCGCTAACAGATCTATGGAATTGGTGTTGGATGCCACAATGACGGCTATGAATAGACCACAGATGAAAGACTATGAAAGCCGAAACGCTATTGATTGGGGGGCTAAAAATAAAGTCCAAGCATTAACCATCAATGAAGTTGTAAGTGGTTTTTGGATAAGAGCCATGCGTGAATCATCATCCACTTTCACCCGTGCCGCATCATACAGTGGTGCGGCCAGCGACACACAAGTTGTGCTTGGTGGAGGTAACAACAATGCCGACTTTTCGCACTTTGGCACATACCTTTTAGTTGACTCAATCTTACCTTTCATACAAGGCAATTTGCATGGAGAAGGTGGATTTGACGGCACTACCAGTGGGAATTATGTCACTGCCCCCTTAGCAACAGAACCATTTGACAATACGGGTTTTGTAGTAACCGTAGGGGAGGGCATCATCAGTGAAAAAGGCATACGATTACACATACATCAAGCACTAACAGTCGGCACCGAAAGCAGATTATACTTTAACGCATACCAAGACTTTGATGATGATAACTTAAATTATGCTGGGTTGAAGAGTATTATTACGGCTGGATTGCCTGTTGTTATGGGTAGTTGGTTGACTAACGCAGGTGGTATTGGAGTAGGTTTTCCGCCACTTAATTATGTTATTCCTAATACTAACACTTTGCTTGAAGGCACTTTTAGCGCACTAAACGCTGGTCCAGTAGGTGCGAACAGCACGGAAAGCACCGTAGCACAGTCTTTTATTGGACCGTTAGAAAAAACATTTGCACTTGGTAAAACAACAACAAACGGTGTGGTGGATAGAAGCGGAATACATCTCGATCCCAATGACCCAAATACCGTATTAATATATGATGGTCCGAATATGGAGGGTTTCGCCTTCGACCCCGGACATTATCTATATTCGCAAGATACCAAACCATTGGTTCCGCCCGTTGAATGCCGCAGTGGTTATTTGTCATTAAAAGGTAAAAGAAGCGACGGCATTAGTCTTGATTGGGTTAGGCCAATGAAGATTAAATTAGGTGATGTAGCAAGTGCTGGAACGGTAAGCAAGTTTGAAGATGCTGTTAATGAATTGATAAGGCGCATAAACCAAGCCGGACATCCTAACGCAAAGAATTTACAGGGCGGTAGTGCATTCGACCCACCGCCATTGTTCACTAACGCAAAAGGTAATCATGACGCACCAGCAAGTGTTGACACTGGCTCTCACATGGGGTATTTGAGAGCATTCTTAGGACAAGGTGTTGAAAGCAGGGATGGTGAAGAAGGATTGTCAATTGTAATTCATAGCACCGTGCCGGGTGCATCGGGGCGAAATTTTGCAGTGTGGTTGAATAACAACAGCCCATACCCATATAGGCCAATACAAGCAGTAGGGCATGGTGGACTATTGGCTACCAACAGCCGTTCTTATCAAGCAGGTTCATTCCCTGCGCCATTACCGTTAGGAATGGATGGAGAAACGCATATACCAATAACCACATTTCAAGGCGGTGTGCATGGGGCAGTAAGTGATAGCGACAACAATCTTCGCACCTATGAAGGTGTAGGACAAGAGTTTAGTTTCAATACAGTGGCTTTGCCGAAATTTGAAAATGGCAATCCAATGCCGTTGTATGACCCCGAATCGCAACCGACTCTCATGGTTGAGCGCAAAGCACTGGATATATTGTATAGAATCAAAGGAAAAATTACAAGAGAGCGTAAAGCGTTGATTTTAGTTGATAATGAATATTTAGGAGAGTTTGATGGTATAGTTACAGGTGTTCAAAACAACCCACCCAGCAAAGTTTCCGGAGTTGGTTCTTGTATTGGTTTGTTCAATACACAGCCTTTGGATAAAACATTAGGCAAGAAGTGGAAAGATTTGTTTTACGATAACACAGGGGCATTGAAAGAAGTGCCTATCAAACTATTGAACCCACTTGTTGATGCTAATGGTATTCTATTCTTTGGTGGTGGGCACACTGGCGTAACATTCGACATTAGCGACGGAACCGATAATGATTACAGCGACTTCTATACACACCACTATTCTAAAGGTCCGGCTGGGCACAGTGGTTTCCAAAACTTAGAAGGTGTGCAAACATCAGCCGCAGTGCTTGACTTTAGTGAGTTGAAGAATGAAGATACTGTAAATTCCAACACATATCGTGGGATGCACCATCAAGTGAACACAGTTGTCACTGGGGCTTTGCCCGATGCCGCCAATAAATTAGATGCAAGGAATACATGTGTTTGGTATTTGCCAATGAGCCAAGAGGAATTAGGACAGCCACAGGCAAGAAAGAAGTTAGCCATAGACACAATTCATGGCTCTAAAGTGTATGTCAATCGAAGCGACAGTGTTGCATTAGTGGCCGGACCAACAGCAGATCCGAGTTGTAAAGGGGTGTTATCCAACGGTCACACATCAGCATTCGCAATTGCTTTGCACGACAAAGACTTGGTAACGAATAATAATTCTAACACGGTTCAAGTGCCAAGTTTAGTGCCCATGCAAAGAGAATGGGTTGACAATACGGAATCACAATATACCTTTTCTTTCTTTTTCAAGCCGGGTAACACTGGCAATTGGTCTAATCAAGCATGGGGTAACGGTCCGGTGTATCACGGTTTTATTAACACAGGGGCAACCGATTACAAAGGGTTAGGTGTGTCAATACTTTCAAAGCAGGGTTCTTCAAGTGGGGTATTTTCTTATCGTGTTATAGTAATGACACCGCATACTAACGGCACCACTGTTAGGCTATCAGCCGAAATAACTGATAGACCAAAAGACGAATATCAACACATAGTTATCACAAGAAGTCCGACATCAGCACAGGCTATCCTTTATGTTAACGGCGCAATTCCAGCAGATGCACCGTGGACTTTATCGGAACCGTTAGGGTTGGATAGTGGAAGGCACTTGCCACAAACTATTGGTGTCGGTAATGCGTTAGCAAGTGGTCTTTTTGGTAAAGCCTCATACATGCACTGTGTTGGTATAGATCTTTTGCACCCGACATCATTTCCGGGTTACTATAAAGGAACCACAGGTAATGGTAATGACGACCCAAGATATTGGAAAGGTGTGCTTAGTGAGATGGCTATGTGGAATTACGGTATGACATCACAACAAGTCACCAATCTCTATAATGCGAGGAACACTTGGTGATAACATGGGCGAAAGACTGTCTTTCATGAAGCGGGAGTTTCCGGCTGAATTGACAGCAGTAGGAACAGACAATGGTGTTACGGCCAGTGGTTATTTCAGCCTCCATTTCACTTATCCCGATACTGCGTATGAAGATCCAACCGACATGACATTCGCTAAGAACGGAACCAATCAGTTGGGTATTAATTTCTTGATTAGAACACCTTTAGCAAATGACAGCACTGCTGGTCAAACTAATGGAGAGGACAACAGGAATGGAACAAACTTTCAGTTGATTGATTTGAAAAGGGCGGCGGAGGCTAACGCAACAGCAAGAGCAAACGGTTCATCCATACCAGCAAAAACATTTAATTTAGGAACAGAAGAAGCGGCACGACTTATCGCATCACATATCAATTCAAGTAGGCACAGGCAAATAGGCCAGCATTCTGTCAGTAGGTATCTTAGAGCAAGATATACAAAAATGTCCGGCAATAAGCAATATGGTGCGTATGGTAGCGGTATTGGAAATGCACCGATTAAGGTATGGGGTGCTGGTTTGGATGTTGGTCAAGGTGTATTACAGGTAAGCGGAAACCATGTTGCTGGTTCAACAACAACATTAACTTTCAATTACGGTATTGGTGGTTATTTGTCACCAAACACCAGCCTATATACACTAAACAATGAATACATAGGAAAGATAATGGAAATACAAGGTGGAGAAATTAGGTTCTATGAGCCGATTGCAGTGGATTTGAGCAACGCTCAACCGGTTAGAGGCGGCTTATTGCGTATGCTACAAATAGGCACCCCCAACAGGCGAACATTTACAGGTTACAATCTTAATATGCCAACCGACATTCCTAAGCGTGGCACGATTAGAGGTAATCCTAATTCACCAATTCAAGATGATGGTGGTCAACCAGTTAGTGTCTATACGCTAACATACGATGGATATGAAATAGACAGCGAAACAACCATTTCATTCAACATTACGAAAATAGAAACGACTACCGGAGTAGTAGGAAATGTCGAACACATCAATATAGGATCTTCACAACCAGTATTCTTGATTGATAATGAAACCAGTGAACAACACACTGTTGTCGTTTCATGGGAACAAGATACTCCAACAGGTGGTGGATATTGGGGAACAGCAAACGGAGGTCCGATTGTTCAAGGTCTTGGTGTTGATTTACCAGTATGGCATTTGACAGCAAAGCCAATGGATGGAGGCAACATGGGGTTGCCAAATGTAAATGCTGATTCAAGGGGGGCACAGCCTCAAACTCACAGCGTAGGGCATGGATATTCTCGATTCTCCATAGAGGGTCTTAACTCATGCACTATGCCCGACATGCCACCACCCGATATGCCATTCGACGGACCCAATATCATGGGTTCAAGCGAAATCGATCCGTATCAATGGCGAGGAACCAATCAAGCAGATAACGCAGTTATCAATAACGATGCCTTGTATATTACAGACAATGAACACGGCACCGAATTGGACACAGCCGGACCGTTCAGCACAAACTGTGTGGTTTCTGCCAATGCCAACATAACAACCGGCACAAGTATTCCAGTCTTAACACCTTCAACCACCATCAAAGCCCATTTTGAAGATGGCGACAAAATTTACAATTCCGATGCTGTTGAAATAGGAACAATATCATCTATTAGCGAAATTACACCAACGGGTTTAAGAGCAGTAGGACCGAAAAACATAGACAGTAGTATGAATGTCGGCACTCATCATTACCGAACACAAGGCAGAACATTCAACCCAAACCCAAGCGGTAATAGCCATTCAGTTGGGGATTTAAGCACAATAGTGGCCGACCAAGAAGGTGGTGAAGCGAATGCTGTTTTCAATCAAGGAGATGAAGTTAGAAAGGATAATGATGCTTTAATTGGAACAATACCTATAACAAATATTGTAAAGCGATACGCACCGGGTATATCGAATAATGGTTGTCTAATTTATGCAGAATCCGGTAATGCGATAGAGCCAAGTAGTCAGCAAGACATAAACACCATAGCAGTGGCGAACACTGATCCTAACTTGTTGTTTCATGAAGGTGAAAGGATATATTCAACACACACATTGTATAGCACAGGCGTTACAGTCAATTCATTTAACGGCTCGGACACAATTACAGTGAACACTGGTTTCGGAACCACTGATCCAACATCAGCAGGTCAGTATGGCGACCGTATCAAGGTAGGCGAACCTCTATACAAAGTCGCAGGTCAAACCAACATATTGTTAGGAATTGTGAAAAGCGTCAACACTACAACAATAGTGCTACATTCAGCAACCAATCAAGGTTTGGCTAATGGTCAAGTGTTATACACACCGGCATACATTGGAACAATATCGGAAATTCAACAAACATCTTATTCTCGGCCTCTTAACGCTTTTATGTCACAGGCTTCTATGGGTTTAGGTGCGGGCACTGTTGTTCCGCAGTTGTCAACCACACAGTTGGAATTTGAGCCTAACACAATTATGCAAGATTTAAGGCAAATAGGGGTTGTTCCGGGTGCTATCTTAGAAACAAATACTGGAACGGAAGTGGGCACGGTATCAAGCGTAACAAAAACACGAATAACCCTTGCTGAACAAAACCAAATTGGTTTGACAATAGTGCCTTATCAGTTTGGTCTTAGAACAAGAAAAACCAGTCAATGGACAATATCATTAGCAAGCAACCTAAGCACCAGCACCCATACTTACAGAATGAGTGGTGTTGAAAATGTTAATTTAAGATTAACACCCGGTGAACCAATATACGGAGAATCACTTACGCCACAGTCACTTACATTTGGCGATCCCGCCAACCTTGAGAACCTAACACCCGGCACTAACCAAACAAGTTTGACTAAAGGGATGTCATTGTATAAGCCAACGATGGATTATGAAAATGCTACAAGCACATTACAATCCTATACCACTGAACACGCTACGACTAACAGACATTTGGTTGTGAAATCCAGTGTAGGTATCAAAAGTATTGACAATCAAACCTTTGGCGGCGACATGGAATTGACGGATTATGTCAACCGAACCGTAGGGAATTTGGGTCAATTAGTTGATTCTCAAGGTAAATTGTATGGTGTCATTAGTGGTGTGTTAGATGAAAGAGTAGTCAACGGTGTTACATTTTCACGATTACTGTTTTCCAGTCTTGTTGAAGATATACCAACAGACACACTTTTGTTCCGTGCGACACCGACAATAACATTAACCCAAAATGTCGCCACCACGCTTCGACACGGTGAGATGCTTTTCAAAGGTAAAGAAACGAGTAAATGGAAAGTTGCGTTTGAAGATGGTGGGGTTTTAGATTCACGATTCTCCGAGTTGCGTGACGGAAACGCTGATGAACACACCGAATTTACAAACATGACAACGGGTGATATAGACAAACATCAAGCACTGCGTCAATATAGTTTGAAATCGGGCGTTTTGTCAACATTAACATCAACAAACGGACAACCGCACCTTAACGCTGGGTATGTGCATAGGCCATATAGAATTGTAAGGGATGTCAACACTGAACAAATCAAAGGATTACAGATACCAAATGAAGAAATGGTCTTTGATTCACTACCAGTAGTTGACGATACTGGTGCCCAGTTAATTCTTGAAGGTGGCTCACCTTTTGGCACAGTCATTAGAGATTACAATTACAAACAATCACGAATAGATCCTGCAACCAAACAAGAAACTACACTGCCTTCATCTCCAAACAGTGGTATAGAATCGAACCTGCAATTGCGCTTGCCAAGTCAAGATGAGATACCGGGTAACATAATTGTATATTCCGGTCATGATAGGGTGCAAGCATGGCGACACTTATCTTGGGGAATGGGTGGTTTGAGCATACCAAGACCCGATAAAGCGGGGGTAATTGAGGCTGGGCTAAGTCCATATTCAACAATAGACGAAGCCTCACAGTTTGACACAAACGATATGGTTCTCCATTTCCATCCTGTTCGTATTCTTCACGATACTTTGACCAGCAAATTTGGTTTAGACTTGAACAATACACCCGGTGCTAAACCAAGCGGCACCACACGACTGTTTGCATCTCATAGATTATCAGATCATGTGGAAAGGGGTTCAGTGCTTGATGGTAATGCAGGTTTAGCACCATACAAATTAGCACACCACCGAATTAGATTTGGTAGGCAGGGGCATTCATTCGTAACGCCAATGACGGTAAGAGGAACACCAATTTCTATGCGTAGGCAATTGCATCGGTCAAGTGGTTCGGCTTATTCCTTGATGTTTGAAGCCGAGTCCGAGAACAAACACTGGGGCTTCCAATCAGCAAATAGCAATCAAGGTGCAACATCTTATTATCTTGATACATTAGAAGTAAGGGGTCATTCTTCTAACGCAGGTTCTTTCTCGGCTGATGGATTACCACATGGTGAAATCAAAAATAACACTTTGCCTCGCCATCATCAGTATTTCGGTAGTGCGCCAAAAGATAACTATGACATTTTATTCGCACCGGGTCAAGAACACACTAACACAGAAGGTGCTAAAGAACAACAACACTTTGTTCAAGGCGTTATAGGAAAAGAATTACAGAATTTTGGTGGGTATGGTAATGCCTCTCACAATGCGGCTGTGGCTTTAGATTTAGCAACATCAAGAGTTGTAGGAAATAGACACAACGCAGGTGAAGAATTTACATTAAATGGCTTTATCGTAAGTCAGTATTTATTGATGGGCGGTCGCCCACAGCCTTCTTTACAAAACTTCCAAAAGAAAGAAAGCGGCGGTCTGCAAATCCGATGCACTAACACATATTATGGACACCCTGCTGGTTGGTTACAACCCCGTGTAGGAACGGAGTTAGGAACGGTGCCGCCTCTTATAGCACATGACCCAGATCTTGTGAATGCCTCCGCTTCACCAATACCAAAAAGACAAGTCTTGGCATCGTCAAGTGATTTTGATAGAAATGCTGAACACAATGACTTGGCTTTAGTCAAGGCTGATGGCACTAACTCCGGTGCTACCCCCGATGCTTTCCTATGCACATGGCTTGCGGAGTATAGCCACCCTGCACTGTTTGGCACAAGCCGTGAGCATTACATGACATTCCGGTATAGAAGTGCAGGTATGCCGAAGGGTATCAACAGTCCTCCACTACGGGGCTTGATGTTAAGAAATGCAAATGTTGAGGCGGGTGGAAACCAACAAGAAGGAACACCAAAGGTTTCTATGCCGTTTGAGAGGCTATATGCGTTCCAGTGGTTACAGAATTACGGCTACAACGGACTCCTTGCCGCAGGGCACGGCAGTGTTTTGGGTCAAAGAGCCGCAGGTGCAGTTTTGATGGGGCATGATGGTATTAATGAAGCCGAAGGAACACTTGAATTGCGACCACACTTTTCTTACTACGGTTACACAAGGAGAAAGAGTCGTGGTGAGGGCATAGGTGATGGCTTAAACCCAACAAAGAACATTCTCCGTTCTATTTTGGACATGGATAATAGTCAAAACAATGATGTTTGGAATGAGGTAACATCAGTAAGAAATCCTATGGTTGCTGTTGATTGGAGTCGTAGGTTGCCAGTAAGAGCCTTTGGTTTCCGAAGCGGTAGCGATGCTTTGAACATGCTTGCCGGTAAGCCCAATGTTGATGCCGTCAATCAACAAAAGATACAGGCTTCGGGTAGGTTTGACGGAGGAATACATGACACCATGAACAAATTGCCTGTTGGTGGCGATTGGCAAACATCAGCACTGAATGATGGAATACATAGAACCGTTCCTATTGGTGTAGTAATGAGCGAACACACTAACGAAGCATTTGATTTACAAGGCTACACAAGGTTGTCTAACGATAAGTGGACTCCAAAGGAAAGAAAGGTCGGTATGGGTAGGACATTAGAAATTGAAAGTTTAGGTATGGTATCTCCCAAAGCGATGCCAGCAGGTATAATCACTGCTGAAAGAACAAACAAAACGGATTTAACAGGTGCGAATGCTAAATTCTTACATGCTAAAGTGTTGAATAAAGGTTCCGATCCAATTAGTCAAGCCACACCTAAAGGAAACAACCTGCATATCAACGCACACCCAACAGACAATGCTCAAAGCAGTGGAGATTTAATCCACTATCCAGCCAACAATTGGGGTCGGTCATTAAACATGAAAGACGCTACGGGCGGAACAAGTGCTGAAAGAGGCGTAATGCCAATTCCATTATCCGAGATAGCCGATCACAGACAAGTCCAATCCGACTTATCGCCAAGACTTGGTATGGTTGTCGAAACTAATAGCGAAAGGAAAGACAACAAGAATGAAGAATATCTTGTTACCAGCACAAAGGCTGTTTCTTTACACAGTGATTTAGCGGTAGGACAGCAATTCCCATTGACTCCATCTTATGTTACTGAAACTGTTATGTCAAAGAACGCTGGTTCATCAAGAACCAATGCTTCGACCTTTGAACGAACATACGGAGGTCCGGATGGATTGGGCACTAACCAAAGGACATCTTATCCCGAATGGATTTTGAATGGTAAAGCCGATCTAGGTAGTCCAACATTGAGCGATACAGTATCTAACTTTACTGAATACATAAAAGACCATTGGGCTGTAAGAGGCTGTGGTGATTTACCACCGTGGGGTGGTGTGTATATTTTGAAGCGAGAATGGTTAGAGTATGAAGAAAACAGTAACAGGGTTCGCTCAATTACGCCAGTTGGAGATATAAGCGGTGCCCTTAGCAACACTGGATTCAATGCACCACAGTCGTCAGCGACTTTACAACCAGTGCGTAAAGAAGCACACTACATCATGCGTATGGTAAGGCCATTGAAAGTCTTTGGCTGGTCGTCAAGGCAACAAGGTGGTGGCATTGATTTGGGTCAAGACGGATGGTTGCTTGGTGGGTTTAGCACACTGTCGCAAACGGGTAACACCCACCAGCCATTCACCCGTGATAAGAGATACGGCATGTTTGAGTTAAACAGCAACAAAACCTATGGTAACATTGAACCTATTACAGCAAGTGAAGATAGATCACCAGTCATGACATGGCCGGATGGGAACAATCGAAATGAAGTTTGGCATCTAATACCCAGTGCTAACATGCTTCAACACTTCAAATCCGATGCGGCAAGACGAAATCAAGACGGACAATTAGACACCAAGATTGATGCAAGATATTCTCAAAGCACACACCCCGGTGGTGGTGATATTGTATCACAAACAGAAGTGCAAACGGGATTGAATTATACAAATCAATTCAAGAGAATGCGACCGTATTTGAGAATGGCAAACGATGAGATTGCTGTGCGTGCCCAACCAGATCATACAATGACTACGCTTGGCTCAAGGACTACCATCAAAGTTGATGCTGGGAATATGTTAGTTGTTGAAGATGCAACAGGCTTCCCATATTCGGGTTCACTGGTTATTATTGGTTTGAGTGGGTCATTATTTTACAACAGCCGAGATGAAAACCATTTCTTTGTTTATAATTCAACCGGAGATTGTCTTTCGATTAACGACTTGTCCGGTAGGGAGGTAATATTTGGAAAGAACGCATCAATTACTGTAAAATCCACAATAGCGAATACATATCCATCAAGGCATTCGCTGGTAGTGTTGCCTTCGTTTGTTGATAATGCTATCACGATGGCTGGTTATGAGGCTGAAAAGTGGGAGGCGACAAACACACTTAATGACACACCAATATCCACAGCACTCTCATATCGTGCTTTGGGTCATTACGAACCTTCGGACTTCACAATGCTAACTCCCCAGCGTTTTGTGCTAAACGATGGAAACAAAGAGGGTTCATTGTCTTACATACGCAAGCCGGGAACAGGCGGTTTAACCACTGTATATGTTGATGGTAAGGCTCTTTCGTCAAATCACTTCTCCCCATATTTACTCGATGCCGCAAGAAACCGGTGGAGAGTATCGGGTGCTGTTGACAACACATTGAAATTCCGTAACCTAAAAGAAAACTCACTGGCAGACTCCGGTATTTCTTTAGATGGATATGTTAGGCTTGCACACTACATGAGCGTTGGTGTAAGAACCAGTGATGCCGCTTTGATGTTATTGAAAGATGTTGAACAAACAATTGCCGGTGCCGATTTACTACCTTATGAGTCGGTATTATCGCAAAAGGTTGTTGAAAATGCTCTTGTTACTGATTTGGGTGGGTCTATGGGTGGACAATCACAAGAAGCGTATTTGAACGCACACCCTTCATTGTATGCCACCGTTGAACATAGCAGTGTATTTACAGATCGAGATGTCAATGGTGTTGGTTTGATGGAGGTTTTGAGAACGCTATCCCAGTTTGACGACAAGCAGTTGGTAATGGATAGCAACGGAATTATATTGTATTCAAACGATGCCTTTGTAGCAAAGGAGAAGCGACTTGGAACAAGTAGTGGTCCTCAAAACATAGAGATAAGTGCTATGTTAGAAATGGCTAACCATGTTATTGTTGAAGGTGAAAGGTTGGCGGAGAATGAAAAGGTGCGTTCCGAGATAAAAGATTTAGAGAAAATAAAACAAATGGGCGGCACTGGTAATGAAGAAGGCGTAACAAGGACTTCAACAAATATTGTAGCCGGTTTGACATCTAACTCCGTAGCAAAGAAAATGGCTAAGAGAATTATGAATAGAAGTGAGCAAGGTGCTTCGCTCATTAAGGTTGATGGTTTAGTAAGTGCCAGCCATATTGAACCCGGTGAAATCATAGCGGTGGACTTTACAAATGAAGGTATCAAAGGACTGTTCGCTGTGTTTGAAACAACGCACGATAGCACTACCGGAATGACATCTATGGTCATAGGACAGTATGAAAAGGGTATTGAAGGATTGTTGGCGGATATATTATCTTCATTACAAACCACCAGTGAGAAACCAACGGGAGAATTTAGTGAACAAGTATCAGTAAGTATGTCGGACACTGTTCGCATACTATCAGCACAAAGAATATTGACAAGGCTTGTCCTTAACAACAGGCTGTTGATTGGTGGTAGGTGGCGAAACACCGAGCAAACCAGTCAGTTGGGTGCTATTGGTGTCAAGGGTGGTCTTACTGGTGTGCTAAAGAACGGTGGTATAAACGCTAATACAACACCGTTTATTGCGGTCAATGGTGTTGATGTGAGAACACGAATAAAAGCCAATGACCGTGTGTATTTGACCGATGGGCAATTTGTTGGGGTGGTAGCAGTTGACCCAGTATCGGTTCTTCAATTCACGCTTACAGCCAATAATTTAGTAACCATACCCGATGGGGCAGAATTTAGGGTAAGTTCTAACAGGGCAGACCCACTGGGTCATTCTAAGTCGGTGTTTTACGAGGTGAGATAGTGCCAATATTAGATTCAATAAAAGCAAAATTAACAGACCATTTACAGACTCTTATGAAAAACATGAGTCTTGGAACAACAGGTGGAGAAGCGTCAAGAAGGAACAACGGTGTAGGTAATGTTGCATTGACTAAAACGCCTGTGGTTCAGCGTGTTGATGATAGAACCATATCGGTCAATGCAATATTTGGAACCGACCAAGTATCTTCGCAATCAATCAAAGAAGTCGTGATACACGGTAGCACACCGTTAGACGACCCAGCGTTTAGATCCTCTTTCATACCAATAAGTAAGAACGCTACCAATGAAGTAAGAATAGATGTAGTAATGGAAGTGAGATAATGGGCACGACAGGACTGAATGAAGGGCACGAAAAGACGGGAACAGGTGCTACATGGCAAGCCGATGGCTTGCGAGATACAGATGTCCTATCATCAGCCACACTAACCAACATGGTTGAGCGTGGTATTCACAACGGGGTTGTGCCCATAACGCTAACAAACTATTCTCAAGATAGTGGTGGTAGTGATAGGAATAATCCACTTGTTGGAAATTGTGTGGTAAGACCAAACAGTGGTGGTGGCACTAACTCAATCTTTGTCGATCAAGGTGTGGCTTGTCTTGACGGCTGTTTTTACAATGTTGGCTCGGCTAACGCTTTCAACATTGACACAGCGAGTTATTACAATTCACGGTTCAATGCCGCAGGTATGGTTTTACCAACACAAGCAAACCAAGAATGCTGGGTTCTTGTGATAGTTGACCCCGAAATACAAAACAGCAACAACATTGGTTTGGTTTGTGGAGATATTGTTGACATAAGCACTGGTGTATATCCACAGATGCCGTATTCACACCTTGTCAAACAATCAGTTGTGTTGGGTGCAGTGCGTGTTACCTTTGCTAATCCTTTGAATGTAGCCGCCATAGAAGATAAGCGCATGTTCATTCGTGGTGGTCCGATACCGTTGACTAAGTTGGTGAATGCTGGCGGTGCTGGAACAGATCCATTGAATGATTATTCTTTGACACCAGCATTGAACGCTGGAAACTTACCGATAGCCGGACTTGGTATGTTCTATACGAGAGATCCGACAGGGCATTCACCAAGCAATACTCAACCACATGGGGCTGGGCAAACGCATTTGTTTTTCCAGTCCGACCAAGCGGTGGGTGTAGGTAATGGTGGTTCGTATCAAATAACACCGGTTCATCGAATGGAAAAGGAACACATTACCACCCCTGCTCAAGCCGGTCCGATAGCACCACTGGCCTTTGAACCACTATTATCTCAAGTCAACAATTTACATTTAATTTCAATAGAAAATCCCGACCCTTTTTCCGGTGGGCTTTTGACCGAAGGAGTTGACTATTCCGTTTCGGGTAAAGTGATAACTACGCTGGTGAATATGCCATCCCAATTGGTTCAAGTAACTTACACACATGCGGGGTATTGAAGTGGATTTAGATTTGATTGGTATAAAGTCACGAACATACAAGTCTAAGGTAACACAAGTATGCAAATCCTGTAATTCCGAAGTGCTGGCAATACGCATAAATGGGTTCTATGCGGGTAGTCGTGATAGGATATTTTTATGGGAATGTCCATCGTGCGGTGATATATGGCGGAACGCAAATCCCAAGTTGAAAAGCGTGCCGCAGATGTCGGATGGTCAGTAATTAAAGGCAATTTTAGAGGTTATTCTAAGAATACTCTCACAGGCCGTGCTGAACGACAGGCAAAAAGAAGGGCGTGGGGTGTATCACGCAAGAACAAATCCAAGCGAACAGCGAACCGATACAAGAGAAGTAAGAAGAGAGGTAGCGGTTCGGGCGCAAGACCTAAGATGCGAAGGCAATTAGGTGCAGGTGGACAAAGGGTGGCGAGAGATAGATGATAGGATATTTGTTTGTAGGTGGAATGATAGTTGGCTTTATTGTGACTTGGATTGCTTATGATACAATTAACACCGATGAATTGAATTTCACTATCTTTGAAGATGATGCCGAATTACAAGAGATATGCTGGTCGGGTCTTAGGCATACGAAAAAGTGAGGCGTTGGTTTATGAATCGTGATGCGTTCTCCGAAGCGTGGTCGATCATGAAAGGTATTGTATTCAACGGAGTTGAGTATGAGGACATAGACGAATTAGACCCTATGATTGTCGAATCCTTGCGCTTACTCACAGAAGAAGGGCAAGCACTACCAGCCCCGCCTTTCAAGCCCACAAAGGCGCAAAGAGAGGGTTCTATTGGTAGGCGTGAGGGAACGCCCCTCATGGCTATGCGTAACGCAGTGCTGGCCGGACAAGACCCTCAACCTATCTTTGATGCTATGAGAGGATTTACTGATTCGGAAAACAATATGCTCACAAGTTTCATCAATTGGGAGGGGGGTAAGACCAGTGAGATGCCTAAGTTTCGTGTAATGGCATCAAAGTTAGGTGAATGGGATAGACCCGTTGAGGCTATGGGTGGTAGTGGTTCATTCGTGTTAGGTATGAATCGTGGCACTGGGCTGATTAATGACATGAATCCCGATATAGTGAACATACATAGACAGGCCAAGAGAGGCATGGGTGATGTAGTAATTCCTCAAAATCAACAGGAGTTAGATGATAACTTTGCCGAATTGAACCATTTGAGAATGAGGCGTGATGTGCATGGAGAGGACATGACCGATGAGGAAATGTTGAGAATGGCTCGCTTGTTTGTAGGAAATAACTTAGCAAGTTTCCGCACCGATTGGAGAGGCACAGATTGGCAGGGTCGCACCGAAATGAACGAGAAAGGCAAAGAAGTGCCCATGAAGAATTTTGAAGGCGATTATCGTGTGCCATATACAGAAGGCCGATACCCCAACCAAAAATTCCGAGATAACAGTCAAGCCACTATGGAACAATTCAACAGATACCACGCACAGGGTTCGTGGGATGGGTTCAGTGAAGCGGAGAAAAAGAAAGCAAAGGACTTCCGTGCTTTTCCTTTTATGAGTCGTAAAATAAATCTCGATGCTTACGCACCACGCTACAAAGGCGTGGATATTACACAGGGTAATGCGTTAGACATCGGTGATTTGTTACGACCCACCGACCTGTTGTATCTAGATCCGCCTTACATATCCCGTGATATGGATTATGGTGCTACGGGCTTACAGCAGTTGGGGAGAACATACGATGATTTCCAGCGTGGTATTTTGCGCTTAGGCAGGGAACATTCCGGACCATCTATACTGTCTAACTACATGTATGCTAAGGATAAGAACCAACCATTAGAGGAATATATCAAAGATGCGTTAGACAGTGGCTACACTTTATATCCGTGGCTTCGTAAGCCAAAATCAAACAAATTCCCACAGGTGGAGATGTTCGGGTTGAAAGGACTACAAATGCCGACTACACTACAACAGCGTCTATTTTGAGCGACCCTTGAAGGTATCAATCCAGCCCTTTAACACACGATCTGCGGCCTCTATACGGTCTTGCTTGAAAAAGTCTTTCGGTGGTGGAGGTTGAGGTTCCATTATCTCCATATTCTTTTTTCGACCACAGTTTCGGCATCCCGGCCTTTTAGCAATTGACCATTTTTTTTTCTTGTCGCACTTCTTGGTGCCACATTCCCACCATTGGTAAGGCATTCCTATTCCTCTTCTGCAATTGACCACGAAACACTGGCCGAAGGCCGTTTGCCGGTCTTTGCGTCAAGAAATCTAACATGTCCTTTCCTTTTCACTTTATTGAACAGGTCATGACACATTATGGCATCTTCGATTGCCCATCTTGCCGACTTTATGTGCTGGCCTCTAAACCATGCGGTTGCTTTCCTCATTCGTGTAACAAACTCAATGGGTATGCCACGCACACCGTTCCACCTTGCTAAATCATATAATTGAAAACGCTTACCTTCATTTTGAAGCACAGGCGCACTGGCCTGTTTGGTTGCTTTGAGAATATCAAATGCCTTGCCGTCAAACAGGCTATGCAAATTGTGACCAACATATTCATCATCATTAATATCCCATTCCGATAAGTCTTTTAATTCAGCCTTTAGGATCTTTTCGCTCATAGACGCATCGGTATAAACAACCGCTTTGTTGCCATCCCATGTGGCGATGAGCCAAATATCGGCATCTTTACGGTAGCCATCTTCAAATTCAAAATCATACAATACAGCCATTCCTTTCATATCAATTCCCCCACTTGAAAGATACATAATTGCGACCGCCTTTTCCTTGCTTGACAACCTCAACCTGCCCACCTTTACGCAGTGCGTTGTATCTTCGCTGTGCTGTTATATCGGCAACCGATTGTTGTGCCGCATACACCTTGAGAAGATCGGATTGCATGACTCTCTCGATACCATCAGCCTCATTGACATACTTTTGACACTGGCGGAATGCGGCCATCCATGACGCACGCTCGGCACTAACCTTCTTTCTATCCTTAGCCGATTCTTTTTGTTCAAGCCAAATAGTTAGATTGTGTAAGTTATCGAAGATTATCTCGCTCGCCATCATCACATGATCTTCAGTTATTTGTGGTGAACGCATGAGAACCGCAATCAAGTTGGAGAAAATCATAGTATAGTTTTCTATGTTAGGCAAGAATGACAGTGCTGTTTCACGGACATTCTCACTGGCTATGTTGTTGACCAAGCCATAGTAATCGTCAACAGCGTTGAGTATCGCTGGGTGGTAGCCCGATGATACGGTGAATATGTCGTGTGCGTGCCTCATAGCGGCTTGCTCACGCTCACCATCTTCCATCTGTGCCCACACATCTTCACGGCTTATACGGCGTTCTTCTAACTCGCCTTCTTCGTTTCTAATCTCCACAGTTTGCCACGAAAGACCCATAGCATCAAACAGGCGTTCTCTTACATCATTGACACACGCTGTAAGATATTCAGCCAAATTGCCGTAGTCCATGATTTCCTCACGCACACGGACATAAGCACCACCCACACGGTGTTCGCTGGTGGTTTGTCGCTGTTCACTGGATATGTCGTTTTGGAATAAGAATACACGCTGAAAGAAACCTTTGTCCAGCACATGTGCCATGATGTCTTTTGGCGGGAATGTTGTCATCCACAGTGAAACACCCGATGGTGTTCTCACATCGCCACCAACAAGGTGCTTAACCAATACATTGGTTCGTGAACCTAAAGGTGCCATCGCTTGTTGAAGGTAAAGGATCTTATCGGAAAAGTGCGCTTTTGAGTCATTTAACAATATAGAAGCCTCATCGAACAGTAGTGTCTTGTAGCCGTTCAGCAAACCCGGCACAGTGATGTGATTGACTTCACCCGTTGGGCGACCATTCTCATCAACAACGGGTGTTTGCTGGACTGTTCCTATGAGTTTAGCATCCGAACCTGCGGTGAAAGTATCGCTCTCAATACCGCAAGCATCTAACAACCTGTCCGTAAATTCCCATGCAATTGATTTACCAGTCCTTGATTGTTGAATCCAATAAATATGCACCCTGCAATCAATGAAAGTGCCGTGTATGGGTATTCTCATGTATGGGGCACACAATTGACCCATGACGAAAAAGAAGGACAACAGGCCAGCGTATTCGTTGAAAAACGATACAGTATTGAAACGCTCAATATATCCACGAATAAACCTTGAACCTTCGTTTTCACTTGCTACGACTTGGTAATCATCCCACTGTCTTTGTTGCGCCATTATATCATTCATGTCACTATTAACTGATATTCCCATCTCACTACCTCCGTTGGACTTTGCCCTATTTGCCTCTCATATATCAACGCTTAGGCGTTGGTGATTTTTACCTTCTCTTTTGACACAGCCGACTCACTATTTAGAGCATTTACAATTGCCTTAGCACGGATTTTTCCTATGCCTTCAAGAGCCATCAATTCCTTTGCATTAGCACCAGCGATCTCGGTGATTGAACCAAACTCCTTGAGCAACCGCTTCGCTATCGCTTCGCTACAACCAAGTGCCCTTAGCCCATCAATGCGTATATCCTCGCTTGATGTTCGCCTCATTGTTCTGTATGTGGATATACTACCCAGTGTGCCGTCTTTAGCACAACGCTGAACAATCCAATAGGCGGCTGTGGAGGGCGTAGGAAAGTGCATGATGGTCATATCATAGTCCACATCAAGCCTCGCAAGCGAACCCACAAATTGAGCCTGTATGCGTGCGTATGGTGTTCTATTACCACGCTTCTTCAAACGGGATATGTAAGCGTCTAACTTACCGTGAATGACCAGTATCATGTGGTTGTAGTTTTCATCCATGCTCGCTAATTGACTGGCAAGGTGCCCGCCTTGTAGTGAGGAAAAATAATCATCTATGCTTTTGGCCTCAATGCCAATTTGCCCGTATGAGTAATCAGTGATAAGATTTTGATTTACTTCCCACTTGATACCGGCTTTGTCGGCCTTATCTTTCACTGCCTGTTCAAGACCCGACCTTTCACGGTTGTCAATGTATAGTATCTTACTCATCCTTTATCTCCCCTGCTTTGTGGTTAACGATGAGTTCTTCTTTCTTAGCCCTGTTCAGTAAGTCCGTAACAAGCATAGCGAATCTTGGGTCGCCAGTTATGGCAACGGATTGACGCTCTTGGCAAATATCGAATGCACCCGCCATTTCTTCGCTTTCACGGAAACCGAATGGTGGTTCTTCATATCCGAAATCCGACCATGTAAATTCTTGCTTCATGGCGGTTATTTCTTCGTTTTCTTCATCAGCCTTCTTCATCTTTGCTTGTAGTGCCGCTATCTTTTCAGCACGGATCTTCTCTATATCTTCACTCATTCTTCTTCACCGACCTTTTTGGTTCTCCCAAACATACAATCACCGCACTTACGGAATCCGCTTAATGCTATTTTATTACAGTCCTTCTTCACACAAAATCTTGCTGTTAATCTCGCCATATTTTTCACCTTTTTTTCATTATCCAATTGGAAATTGATATTGAATTTCCCAATTGAAAAATCAAATTTCCAATTGAAAAATTCACTGTCCACCACTCCTGTCGTAAAACGGACATCTCCCTATACAATACCCCTTCTCATAGAGGGTGCGACAAGAGGGTGTGATGTATGCCCTGTTGACGCTGTGTTCGATGTAGCCCCGTGTAGTTTCCTCATTGTAGTCCGACCATTGTAAGTCGGCTATGAAAGATGCGATTGTATTCTTGATACTTGACTTGGTAATTGGTGACGAAGAAGGAGGGCGTGCAAATGAGCGTAGTCTGTCTTGAAGATACTGAACCAAATACACCCTTGCTTCATGGGTGGGGTTACTACCTTTCTCACATGCGGCTGATGCCAAACAGGGTAACACTGTCATTTTACCAATACGCTTCATGTTCACATCAATCTTTTCAGCCGCAAATGGCTGGTTAGGATCACGCTTCTTGACTTTCATAGCCATGCCATGTTTGCCATACATGGTCATACCACCATGTGGTTCTTGAGCCTTCTTCAATACATACTCCCAGCCCTGCTCTATGTCTTGTGTCGAAAGAGGCATACCCCAAAGCCCACGCTTGAAATTGTATGTGTTTGGAATACGAATGTGCCGGTCGGGTCGGAAAGAAACAACAGGGTCAAGCGTGGTCAAATCCCATGTCTTGACCCACTTCTCAATCAATTTACGCCCACTGAATAAGAAGTCGCCCAATTCAGCCGGTGTAGGCTCGTATGTCTTGTCAAGGCTAACCCAAATGTGGACACCGCCCCCAGTGAAGAACATAGCATGTCGCCAGTCGTTTGACACAAGATGCTGATGCAAAGCATAGACTTGCTTGAAACACTCTTCACCTGCTTGCTTCGCTGATGTATTTTCATTCAGTGCCCGTTCATAGTCAAAGTCCATGACAAAGTGTGGTATCACAGCAGTGTTGTATTCCCCTCTATGACCATTCGGCTTCAATTGTCTAAAGCCATACACAGTAGTGGTTAGATTGTCAGCACCGTTTGTTGCTGTAACATAGTGCTGTAATTCATCCATTGAATGAACCACCTTACGCTTACGCATGTCTATCTCACGGGGAAAGTGTCTAAACATGTGCGCCATTTCATTCACTCCAACGGATGGTCTATTTCTTTATCACCTAATGTCCATCGCAGGGCTTTGACCACACCCTCCAACGCTTTGTAGTTTCTCATGTGAAAAATGCGCTCGGATCTTCTCCCGTCTTGCATTTTAGTGTAGTGTATATTTTGCTTGCGCTCGGCCTTGTCCAGCATTTTAAGAATAGCATCTTCATTTCGCACACCGGCAAAATGCTCACTGTCTTGATGGTCACTCATTGTCATTGTATCACCACCAATCATCGAATGTCTTTTGTGTTGCCGACAAACCAGTGATAGATTCTATCCTCTTTGGTATTATCTTTGCATATTCTTCGTTTAACTCACACAGTATTGCTTTTCTCCCATGCTTTAGCGCAACCGCCCCAGTGGTTCCCGAACCACCAAACGGATCTAATACGGTGCATCTTGATATTTCAGCATTACAATCGCACGATGGTTTCCAACCCGTAGTTTCGGTTACTATTGGGTCGTCAAACCTTGTGGCACCAAATGAGCCATGCTTGTTTTGACCCGGCACATCTCTTGCTTCTATACCTCTCATCTTAGGGTAAGTGGTTTTTATTTCTCTAACATAAGGGGCACCGCATTCAGCGCAACACCCGTGTTCCGATGTTGATGCCAATATACACGGCTCAATCAATTCGGGGGGATAAGTGGCAAAGTGCGCCTCCTTGAATGGTTTTACTTTTACCGACCATACAGAACGCTTTTTCTTTTTGTCGAAGATTACGCCTTTCATGCGCTCGGCCATGTCATTATCATTCCTATCTAAATTGAAACCGTTAGTCCTCGCACCACTTTGGTAGTTTTTTCGGCTTGGGTCATTGACTGGAATTTTGACCGCTTCATCATCATAGTAGTATGTTGGCGATTTGGTCAACAAGAAAATGTATTCGTGAGATTTAGTGCATCTATCCTTTACCGATTCGGGCATTGGGTTTGGCTTATGCCAAATTATATCTTGTCTTAGCCACCAGCCATCACGCTGTAATGCAAACGCCACAAGCCACGGTATGCCAACAAGATCTTTATCCTTCAAGTAATCGTGATGTTTAACACAAGCACGCTTACCGTCTTGCAGTGCCCCTAACTTAGCGTCATTTCTTTTACCACCAAGAAATGATTGCTCTTTCGTGGAATATCTTGCTTTACCACTGGCATAACTATCTCCAAGATTGAGCCATAGCGTGCCATCATCACGCAAGACACGCCTCACTTCACGGAACACTTCGACCATATTAGCCACAAATTCTTCGGGTGTCTTTTCCATACCTAACTGTTTTTCATGACCGTAATCACGCAACCCCCAGTATGGTGGGCTGGTGATACAAGTTTGCACACTCTTATCCGGTAGTGATTTCATGCTTTCAACACAATCGCCAACCATAATGTCAATATGCTTGCCATGTCCGAAGTCCTTGTCCGTGTTTCGTGTCATATTACTCATCTCCTATGTGTTGGTGGTAGCGTGGGCAAAATTCTTTCAAGCCACACCACGGATCGCATATCATATATTGGGCACCCGATGGTAACAAGGGGAACATGCTAATATCATCATCACCTTTGTATTTCCTGTGCGTGCGGATTAGATTCTGTATGTCGCCCAGCATTTCGCCTATCTCTTTTGCACGGACAGCCTCAACATAACGGAACATTTCAGCGTCAAAGGTGTCGGTATTCTTGACACCTTTAGTGTGATCCCAACCCCAGTGTGTGATTGCATTGGTTGGGTCGGACTTTCTTAGCAACCATACATAGAAAGCCATTTCCTTTCTCATGTTTCTAAATTTACTTGCGCTATCTTTCCATGCACCAGTTTTCAATTCGTGTATGTGTAATGACCCATCGGGGTTGGTAAATATCCTATCTATGATACCGGTGAAATGCACCCTTTGTGATATACCATCCACTTCTATTTCATGAACATGGTTAATTACCAATTCGTTGCCAGTTGGTAAGAAGTGTTGTGGGTCGCTTGCGTTAAAACGCTGAATCTCTTTCTCTAAGAATCTGTCAATGTGTAAGTCCTCTTCTAAGAAGAAATTATCTTGAGCCGAGCGTATCTCACTGGAATGTGGAATACAATCACGAAAGTATCTTTCAAGGTCGTGTTCTTCACTTGCCTTGTCAACATCAACACGCTGGTAAAACAATTCGACACTATCGTGGACATTTGTTCCTCGTAGCATGTTCTCATTCTGTGGCTCTTTCATGCCGAGAACCCTGCTGATTGCGTATTGTTGCTTACAGAAGGTAAAGTCACCCACCGATGATTTACTCGCACGGAGAATAACATTGTCCGGCATATCGGGGTGCCAGTTGTAACATGAGAATAAATCGTCATGGTCGGGCACGGGATATGGTCGGGGTTCTCTATATGTTATCATCTTACCACCACTCCTGTGGTTTAGCACCATCGGCTGACGGCAAACGCCAACCCATCGCCTCAAAGATAAGGGAAACGGGTGCTATAATTTGCTTTTCTATCACTGTGGTGAAATCTATGTCTAATTTGCTTAATTCTTCGTCGGTCTTGAACGCTTCAATGCCCTTTGTGGTATATACATGAGGAACACCATCGCCTTTGTCGAAGCGATTGTTGGGGTTCAAGCGGTTGTATTTCTTAGCGGCACCTTGAAAACCACCGTTTTGTGAATATGATTCGGCTTTCGCACCTAAGCGAGAGCGCATAACAAGATCCTTGCGGTTCATATTTCGGACATCAGCGATTGCATCATTGACCAGCCCTTGTATGTATGACTCATCGGCATTGTCTTTACACATAGCCTCAAAGGAATTTTCTTGTATTGTTTTTGTTATCTGTGCCGCATTTGACTTTTTCATCTCAAAGCCTGTGCAGTGTAGTCCTTCTTTCGGCCAAGTAACCCAGCCAAAGTTTCTATTCTTCTTAGCCGCTACCCACGCCCTCATGTGCTTCTCATACTCGACAACAAACCTATCGGAGTCAAACTCCTTCTGTATGGTTTGTGTCAAAGCATCAGCGATATTCTCACCATCGTTATCGCCAATTTGTATGTATGCGCTGTCGGTATGTCCAGCCAATGGCTCAAAACCCATGTCCTCGCATATCTCCATCAAGCGTGATGTCAATTGGCGACCCACATAGGTAATTGTTGAGGCAACAGTCTTGTGCGACTCACCGTGCCCAGTATGACCCATTAGGCCATATACGCTCGCCGCGGCACGCTTGAAGGCCAATTGTAGTGTGTTGAAACCGGCATACTCGGATGATTCCGGTGCATGTTTTTTCATCTCCGCTTTGGCGGCATTCCTCGCATCGGCAAGATCCATTTGCAGTTGGGGCAATACCCCACGCTCATCTTGATACCAATAAGTGCCATTACCCAATTCACGGATTCCATCTCCTGTGCCAAAGCGTATGGTTTCGGGGCTGATGTTGTTACCACGTTGTATTTCAGCATACATGGCTCGGAAATCGAAACAGGCTACATCATAGAAACGCCCAGTCTTTGGGTGCGGAACAAAGCCACCACCGTATGAATCACCAACGCCCTTCTTGTATGTTCCAGTGGGTGCCGCCCATGTGGCACGCCTTCGCAATAGTCCTCTTGCGAATTTGCTGACAGTAAATACTGATGAGAAAGAAACGCCACATACTCGTTGTAATGCCATGAAGAAGCGTGCTACATGATACTCTCTATCCAATTTGTCTGTTAGTAAAACATCGGCACGGTGATACTTCAAAAAGTGAGCAAAGTGGTCAAGCCACAATTCGTGATGCGTAAAACCACCCGTATCTATTTTCCACAATTCGGGATTATTAGGGAACGCCACTTTACCAACAGCACCTAAACGCCTGTCGGATAATTGGCCGTTGCCACTGTCTTTCCATACACGCTCAAAACCATGATTTCGATCCGCTAAGTCTAAAACCATGCGACCGAGTATGATTTGGCTACCATCATTGTAGCGACCATCTCTCGGCAAGTGCATCATTGGTGGCGAAGCACTGACCCCAGCCAACGGCGAAATCCAATCTAAACCGATGTCATGGTGTTTGTATCTTTCGTATATCTTAGGCCAATCGGCACGGTTCCCCGACCATGTTGTAATTAGGTCGGGGTCTAATTCTTGAAATGCGTTGGCAAAAGAAACCAGCATATCCCTTTCATTAGAGAACACGCTGGCTACATCATCGGTTGGCGAAAATCGCATAAGACCGACTTCGGGCATAGTTGGATGCCACGCCCACTGCTTTACAACCACACCATCTGTGGTGAAACCCATAGCAGTAATCTCACCGTCTTTATTCCATTCTAAGTCAAGGCCACCGGCACGAACCATGTTCGGAAACCAGTCGGGGAAATCTTCGGGTGCGATCTCATCTATCAAATACCGGTCGGCATAACCAATGTCTGCCTCCCATGTTTCATCACAAACATCTCGCATCTGTTTCAGTGCCTTCAAGTCGGGTGCAACCACCTGTATCAATTTCCTCCCTTCGGGGTATTCCTTCGTGGGCAGTGAGTTTGCCTCAACAGCACCAACATACCAACCATGACACCTTTCGTCAAAGAGTTGGGTGATATGTGCCATATCACTGTCGGCTGAAATGGAGAAGTATGGATAGTATTTATCCACAACCTTCTCCATCACCTTTCCGTCTTGGTTGCGGAAACGAATGTGGATTGAAGGACAATCTTGATCTTCGGTATCGTATGTTGTGACAATCAAAATTACTCCCCGCTTTCCTCTTGGCGGGGTGCGATGATAGCGGTGGTGGACATGATGCCGTCTAACTCATGTCTTATGAGCAAAGGCGTATTGTTACCACCGTGCAAATGGATTACCCCAGTCTTAGGCATAGCCCTAAGAGCATCCATCAGCCACTTTCCAAACCACATTACTGTGTCGTTTAACACAGTGTGTGGAGGTTCGGGTTCAAGGTTGGCATTCATACGGATAGAATCACGCTGAACACCGAGATTGAGTGTGTTGTCGCTTTCGACCGATAGGCAAAACAATGCACCGTTCTGTATTGATTTACCAGTCGTCTGTAAAGTCGTAAAGTCATGTGCCCAAAACCACATACCAAAGTCAAACGGTATTTCATCGTTACCAAATGTCTTGTATTCCGTGTCGGCTGACAGGGCAATTTGTTTTTTGATTACTGATACACCGGCCTGTGATGTAGCGGTTTGGATTGTCGGCATTTTGAAATCTTGACTGTCACCAACCACCCTTAACACGCCTTTGTCGTCTAAGGAGATCTTAACCAATTCACCACCATTACCACATTCTTCAACAAGTGCGGCAAAGGTGGACAATTGACCCAGTGCTATGTCACCAGCAGTGTGACATTCTTCTTCGTTACGATATTGAAAGTGGCGAGATACAAAGTATGCTTTGTCCATTGTTCCAGCCGCACTAATACCGCTTTCACCTATGCTGATAACCAAATCATCCATGCCTTTGAACGCATTTAGGAAATGCTTGATTGTGTGTTGATGTAAAGTTACAGCAACCACCATCACTCATCGCCCCTTAAAACATTGAAATCGCCAGTCTTGAGTCCTTGCCATCCGTGCCAAACACCACCGTCTTGGTTGCGCTCAAACAACAGAACACGACCACTGGCTTGCAGTGAAGTCCTGTCGGCAACAATAACAGCGTAGCCACGCACTACACCAGTCAATTCACCTTGCTCATTCCTTTCTTCTTCTAACTCGGTATGAATAACCTGTTGAAGATGTCCTTCGGTATCTTTGAGCCACTTTGGAGAATGCTGTCCGGATAATTCATTACCCGATGAATCGTATGCTGGCTTCATGTGTGTAATGACATAACAGTGAACACCACCACGACATAACTCACGGAGAGCAACCATAGCGGTTTGGTATCGTGTAGCACGGATATTCCAATTGAAACGACCGATCTGTGTAGTAGCCTTCTTGCTTGATACAGCAATACCGTCAACACCCAAATCCAAATCATCCACCTTCATACAGGTTTCAGTGATATGTAACCAATGGTCGGCACCATCGAACACGACAGTCTTTAGATACGGGTTAGGCATCTTACCATGTTCAGCATAGTAATCATTCTGTGCTTGCATTTGAGCCTGTGCTGTCTTTAGTATGTCAATAGTCTGTTGGAATGTGGCTGGGAAATCGTAAGGCACACGGCTTTGTCCGTAATTGAAAACCCACGGATTAAGCACCACAAGGTTGTCCATCTTGTCTTGATGGTGAGCCGCCTTTGTAGTTTCTCCACCCAAATCAAAATCAATATGCCATATTTCAGCACCATTTTGCACTTCTTGTTCTGTAAGGCTGTCAAGAACCATACCAGTCTTACCAGTCTTAGGCATACCAGCGATACCACACATAACATAGGTTTGGATTGGAACGCTGTTTCTTGCCTGTCTAATCATGTTAGCAATAGAAGAATTAACACGGTCAAGGTGAGAGTCGCCTTTGGCCTTCGGTGAAGGTTTAGGCTTTGCAGGTGGCTGTGGCATAGGTTCCTCAACCGGTTCCTCCGGTTCGTGGTCAACCACTGGCGGTGCATCGTCAACCAATGCCTCGATAGGAATTTGCTCTTGCTTCTTCGGTGCAGGTTTGGCCTTTGGCTTCGCCTTAGCCTTCTTGTTACCACCAGCCTCTTTGGTTGGTGGTTCGTAGTTACCCTTCTTTTCTTTGAAGCCGTCTAAGAATCCTGTTCCCATCATTCATCACCCCCGACACCGAAGCCACTTAGGTTGCCGAGATCGTTGCTGTCCTCGCTTGGCTTGCGTGCTGGAATAGATTTGTGTGGGATGGCATAGATACCCTGCGCTTGAATGCTGACTACCTCATCACCGTCTTGGTTCATGTATGAATCAGTGCGGCCAACAACCCAAATTCTTGAGCCTTTAGCAAACGGCACCCATTCTCCACCTTTCAGCACAGATAGCCCATTGTGATTCTCTTTGAGTAATCCACCGACTTTGATACCAATGCGAGCGTTTGGATTTTCCCGCCTTAGAACCTGTGTGCTGATAGATAAGTAGTAATCACGGCCTGTTGGATCCCATTCGGTTTCACGGCCTTCATGGTTGATGTCCATGACACCACCCACAACAGCAACCAAAGCACCATCATATCGCTGAACACCATTACGGTCAACATAAGATTCCCTTCGGTTATCTAAGTGGTGTTGTAGTAAATCCTTGACATTCACAGCGCATTCACCAGTGGTAGTAAGATACTGGTCGGGCTGGAATAGTTTTTCACAGGTTTCACGCTTTTTGCCATCGGGAACCCAGTCAAGGCCATATTCAGCGTTTGGTGATGAAACAGTGAGAGTAGCACCGCTACCCTTCCAACCTTCTTCATCGAATTTACCTTTAATGGTTACAGGAGTAAATAGTTTCCAGTCATGCTTTGCGGCCTCAAAGGCACCCTCAACAGCGATTGTGATCGGACCGATCTCAAGGAATTGCTCTTTGGTATTGCCATGAAACGCCCATACAGATTTCAGTGCTGATGCACGCTGTGGGGTATTGTCCGGCTTGAGCATACAAATAGATAGTTTCTCATTGAGAGGGATAACCCAGTCCGGTGTAGTATCGGAAGCCACAGTGGACACGAAGGTGCCCGCACTGTGTTCAGCACGCCAAACACCATCAGCAGTAAAGGCTCGACCTATACCGACCTTGTTACCATTGTAAGTGAAACCGTTATTGATAGCACCCGATAAATCAGCAGTGGCTATGTCAATAGCCATTTCACGCTTTCTTTTCATCAAGTCAATTCTTCTATCAAAACCAATGAATGCACCGACCCATTCCTCACCGGAACCACCGCCACCGCCTGTTGGGCGGTTTGCACAAACGAACATATCAGCAAAGTCATTGTAATCATCATCATCAAGACCATCAATCGTTTTACCGACCATATCCCACATATCGGGGAAAGTTTCGTTCATCCACGAACCAAAGGATGCCCGTGCTTCTTCAACACTGATACCCAATATCTTGCTCGCTTCTTCAATACATTCGTTACCTAATTCTCTATTTTCGCTCATTTCAAAAACCTCTTTGTCTGTAATCCCCAACCATTGATTGGAGGAATAGGACATCGCTTGATAGCCAGTCGGAAGATCTTGCCGCCCACTGACCCAGTATCATAAGGTGCTTGAGGGCAACCGCTTGCCCCACATCACCTTCATTGTAATGATGGATAATCGCATCGTGCATACCATCAATAATATCATCACGGGAATAACCTCGCTGTATTACTAAATCGCTTGATAATTCAATCAATTCACCAGCACCAGCCATAGCCGAGTAAAGACTTCTAATCCCGTCTGTATCTTTCTCCACGCTTCGACTCAAAGCATCAGCGTCTTTTGGATTGAGAGTTTGGAGAAGTTTCAAACAGGCACGCATATCACCTTTGTATTTCTTCACCAATTGTGGAACGGAGTCAAGCCATTCTTGAGGCAAGTCCTCTTGTTCTATGATACGCAAGATGAAACCTTCGGCATCATCACCGTTCAAGGGAGTAAAATTGTATGCAGGTAGCCTTGACCTCAAGGCTGGGATAATGCGACCAATACGGTTACACGCCAATATCCAAAGGACATGTGTGCCCGTTGACTCAATGATTTCTCTAAGTGCGTCTTGAGCATCATTAGTCAACCCATCGGCTTCATCAAGGAATATAATCTTGAAATCATGCCCAACGGCTCGCTGTTCAGCAAGAGGCTTCAACCTGTTACGGATAAATTGTATTCCTCTATCATCGGAGGCATTGAAGGGGTGAAAGTTCTGCGAGAATGAATCGCCCAAAAGATCCATACCTATGGCTCTCGCACCACTGGATTTACCAGTGCCGCTTGACCCAAAGAAGATAACACCACCACATCGGAGTTTGTGCTTGTTTTGCTCATAGACAACCCAGTTAGGAACATCAAGTTTCAATTCCTCAAGCCCAACCATATCGTTCAATCGGTCGGGTCTGTGTTTCATCCATAATTGCGTCATAGTATCATCTCTCGCAGGGTTCAACCCAATAGGGGCTTGGGTATAAAAGATTCGGTGTCATTGTCTTGACCCCCATTCACCGCTAAACAGGGTCGCAGTGCCCTGTTCTTCTTCAAAATTTAAGACCGTTGGTTTATCATGTATGATGTGTTCATAATCGCTGTCTTTCAACAGTGAAACGACAGCCCGAACATTCTCTATTCTCCCAGTAATTGGCTCAAACCACTCACCTTCGGTTGGCCGCAACCCAAACACTTTCAGCAGGTGCTTTGGCACAGCCTTCTGCTTATCGGGAAACAATATCTTACCTCGACTGGTGCCGTCGTTTGACAGTGCCAGTATAGTGAATAAGATCTTAGGGTCAACACGAAGCGTCAATTCCCTTGCTACAAATTGTATTACTGGATTGTTGGGGATTGTGCAATTCATGGTATCGAGTATCATGCGCTCGCTTGATTGTGTTTTCAACAACATCTTAGCAACCTCCAACCTATCCCAGTTTGTCATAAATTGGCGCATAGTGTAAAACAAACCATGCTTCTTTTCCTCAAATATAATATCCACAGAATTAGGGCACACGGAGAACCAGTCGTTTGTGTCCAATGACTCATCTTCAAACAGATTCATTTTCCAACCTCCCTAAGATGTCAAGCACATCAGCATGAGTTTTCAAAGGTTCCTCATCCCAATGTTCCCAATTCACCACACTTTCATAGCCTTCGGGATCTTTAGTGAAGTCTTTGAATGGCTTTACTAAACGCAATAACCTCGTTAGATGTTCGGGTTTAGTATAGCGTTGCTGGACTGGTAGCCCTTGCGACTTGAGTAATTTGCTTACTTTAGCGGGTATTGTCTTTCTTCCCATAATATCGCATTCGGGGCGTATTTGGTAGCCAGTTTGGCTTCTTGTGGTCAAGCGTGAGGCAATTCTAAACCTCGCATTTGTAGCCAAATACAACAAAGCGATGTCATTTTCATTCATCAACATCACCAACCAAATACTCAATATCCTCCACAGCAACCACATCGGATATACCCATACTCGGTGCTAAATCAGTGATAATACCTTGAAGGTGTATTCCTCGCTCATCATAGTCGGTTGTATGGATTTCAACCTCAACAAAGGTAGCACCTTTCATGTCCACCCTTGTGCCTTCGGCGGCTGTGGATTTTTCAGTCAAACGGAATAGACGCTTTTGCACATCCGGCTCGGCTGTAATTGTTCCAACCTCATAGTAACCATCGATCCCATCACGGGCACCAATACGCCAGCCAGTCAATGCAAGACCTTTGGCTGGCTCATGCCTCCACACACCACCCAACACACGGAATACCTCTCCCCTGTGTTTTGTGCTGAACAATACAGTTTCATTAGGTGAAGTAGTGAAGGTAGTGTTCGCCTCAAGGTTATGCAAGAAAACAACGCCATTCTTAGGTGCGGCACCTATCACTTGCTTCATGTTATCAACACGCTCTATTTCTTTGAGTAGTAAATCCGAAACAGTTTCCTCAAGCCATTCCCTTCTTGCATTGTAGTCTTTGTCGAAAATATCAGTGTCCACTACATGCAAAGCATCACACACTTTCAATGGGAAATCGTCTTGTGGTGTGTGTTCAACGATGTATATTCCATTCGGCAAGCACGCTGTTAATTGTGTAGTGTCTATGTCGTCAGTATCAATTTGTTCACCATGCGGATCGTATGTCAAACAATAGAATGTCGGGTGTGTATGTAGCGTCAGTCTTTCACCACGAATTACCTCCATAGCCATCTTAGAGAACGGCTTTTCTATGTCGGTGTGCCTTCTTGGTAGCGGTAATAGCATACGCTCACCAATAGTGGGAACACCAACCAGTTTGTCCTCATTAGCCCTAACAGCCAATTCCTTCAATGTAGTGAACATTGATTCACGCTTCAACCTTTCAGCCGGTATGTCGTAGTGTTTAGCCAGTGCGTGTATAATATCACGCCTCTTGAAAGGGTTGGCGGTTCGTGTCAAACGAAGGAGGAACCAGTATGCGTCTTTAGGTTCACTACGCTTCAACACAACACGAACAGCAAATGCACGAATACGGTTGTCTGTTTCATTTAGTATGTCTTGCATTCTTTGATATGCAAAAGCAAATGTCATTCTCGTTTCCTTATCCTTTGGTGCAAGGTTTGACAATAAATCAACGATGTCGGGATCGTCTTGACATTCTTCGGGGTAAAGGTCGGTGAGATGATAAAATATCTCACGCAAATCCTCATCAGTCAATTTCCTGTCAATGCGACTATCCTCGTAAAAGAAGTCTATCAGTTGTGGTATATCACGGGGAGAGAGCGCAAACGCTGATTCCGCTACAACCGCAGGTCGCCTAACACCATTGTATGCTTGGCGACAGCAAGCGGAGATGTGGCGGAAATTGACGCTCATGCTCATTCCTCGCTATCCGGTAAAATACTGGCAAGATGTTCGGCCAGTGGTGGTAAATGTGTGAAATGTTTTCTTAGTGATTCCTCATCGTAATTGCTGATAAAATCAAACTTATACTTGACAGCCTCCCTTTTGTATATCGAACCATCTTCATACTCTAAGCGAAAGACACGAACACCACGATTGCCGATACATACAGTGTTAGCCCCCACCATTCGTGCTACATCACCAGTGTGATTGTTCACCCATCGTGCGCCTATTTCAAATCCATCTTCGTCAATACCTAACATCCTATCACCAATCCCATGTTATGAGCCGAAACACCAGATCTAACCATTCTCTAATCATGATTTTCACCCTCATCAAAGTATGCAGGATCGACTACTTTATCTCTCCACGCACCTACGAAATCCTCCCATGCGGCTTCATCGGGATAGTGTTGTAGTATCTCGTAGCGATATGCCCATACCCAACGCCTGTTATCCCTTCTCCTGTCAAGGGGCAATACCTCTATGCTCTTGCCCCACAAATCCTTAGTCGCACGCTTGATGGCCTTGATACCAACACGGTTGCCCGACAGTTTAGCACATATATACAGGCAATCCACAAGCAACGGCTGTGGTGCCCTGCCTATGCGACCAACGGCATTCAGCCATAAGTCGTGTGCAGTATCGCATATCCCGACCCATGTATCTAATTCCCCTTCAATGGGTGGTGCCAGTCGCCAACCTTCGCTGGCGATTAAGTGATTAGCAAGATCGTAACACTTTTCTAAATACGAATCTTTCCATTCTTGAGAAAATGCCTTTGGCTTCATTCTTTAGCCTCCAATTTGTTAGATACTGGCTTCATTTTTTTGTCCGTCTTATCAAACAATTCGGACATGTTTTCCTCGCTTAGTAACTTATTGAGCATGTCACGCAATTCCAGTGCTTCATCTTCTGTAAGATAAAATCCCTTCTTTGTGTAACCGACATGACCTGTCCTGTTTGGCGCAACACGATAGACTCTAATGTTCATTATGCGGCTATCATGGGCATCTTGTGTCAAGACATGGACTTCTTCACCAGCACTGAAAGATGTTTCAATCTTACCATGCAAGGATTGATTGTAACGATTATCGGACACTATCTCGCCTCCATTTATTCATCCTTCGGACTAACTGATCTTGGCCGAAATACATATTGGGATATTTTTCCGTCAATTTCTCATGCAATTCCTCGACCGCTTTGGCGGTTTCAACCATAAGAGAACCGACATCAATAAAAGAAAGTGCATCATCTATGGCATCTTCAATGGTCTTTCCCACCTTATCACAAACAGCCGTGTTTAATTTACGCTCTATTTGTTCATCATGGGTGGTTGTTTCAACCGCACCGAGCCTTTCATCAATGCCCTCCATCCATTTAATCATGCGCTGATGTTCATGTTCTAATTCGTCAATAGACTCTTGAAGTTTCTTGATACGGGCATAGTAAATGTTGGTGTCTTGTGGTGAATCACTCATGCCGATTCCTCCTGTAAAATCTCTTCAATCCATTCAGCCCATTCCGCATCGGAGAAGTCAGATCTGTCTAAGGTTTCATTACCAGCACTCAATTGATTATAGGCTTCGGCCTGTGCATCAAGAACCTCTTGGACAGTCCAGCCTTTCTGTTCATTCCACGCCAGTTTTTCACCATTGAAATCTTCATGCGCCGCTTCTTTTTCGTGAATGTAAGACATAATTTCCTCATCATCGAGTATAAATTGTAGTTTAGCAATTACTTCTTGAAGGTTCATTCGACCCCCTCCATTTGTCCAAATACATCAATAAAAGAAGGTGGATTGCCCGATGCGACCACATCGGGGCTTGCCTCCACTGTTTGTGCCGAAACATCAGCCGAACCCCCGTTGGCCGGAATCGGCAATAACACATCGGCAGGGGATGGGATGTCTGCCGTGTCGGTTTGTGCTATTGGTGGAGTGGAGTAATCCATAGGAATAGGCACAACAGCCATGCTGGTGTGTGTAGCACCGTTGGTAGTGCCCACGAATGATGTCTTTAATTCAGCCATCCATTCGGCCACTTCAACAGCGTGCTTTAGTGGCGGTGCCGCATCTTTGTTGAATTTGAATTTACCGTTGTCAACGGTCATACCCGACTTCAATGCTTCTTTGACTTGGGTAAGTGCTTTGTCAGCAACCTTACCGTTAAGCATACCAATTAGTTTGTCAAGCAAGATCTCCGCTACCAGTGTGGGTGGAACATTACCAGTCTTGACTTTATCCGACAATCCGACATCGTTAGCATAGCCATGCCCCCTCGTCTTATTGTTCTCGTCACATGGTTGAAGGGTAACGAACATTACATTCGGTATTTCGACATCAACCACTGGGTTGGCGACAGCATTAGGTCGGCCATCGTTCTCTTTGCGTTCATCAGCATTGAGTAATTTACCGTTCCTTTTCAGCCATTCAGCCTCAAGACATGTGCCAAAATCACGCAAGGTTGCCCCAACGCCAGTCATTGACTCTATTTGACCATCATCTAATGCTTCAACAAATTCTGTAAATCTCTTCTTACTCATCAGTAAATCACCTTCCATTTTCTAATCAAATCAGCCTGTTCTTCGGTCAAATAACCAACGATGAAAGAACGCATCATACGCTCTCCATCATCCCGCCATTCACCGTCATATACCACATCATTATCATCGGAAACGGATGTTTCTTCAAGAACACCATGTTGAATGTATCTTTCTTCGTATTCGTGCGGCCAAACTCTATATTGGTGTGCAACAATTGTATGAGTAAATTCTTCGCTCAAGCCTCTCCCCCCAGTATAAGGAAAAGATCGCCCACTTCAATACAAGTGGTGCATCTTTTACTGTCATTCTCGCCCTGCTTCGCAATATCAGCACGGGTTGGGTTTGCTATCATAGGTCGGCCACAGCCAACGCATTTTAATCCTGTAATCGGGGGGTTCTCTCCTGTCATGGTCTATCCACACAGGGTAGCCTATATTAACATGCCGATTATTCTTCTTCGCTCAAAACGGTGAACGGCTCGCCAATTAGTGCCTCTAAATCCCCGTCGTTTGTGTCCAACGGTGGGGCAGGGTATTCATCTTCATCCATAGCAATTTCAATGTATTCCTGTGCTTGCATTTTAGCAATCACGGCTGTATCATTCACAGCGTTTAGAACACCAGCGTGCGGTGCTGGTATAATTAAGTCGCAATTAGGATTCAAACACAATCCATCATCGGGCACCTTGAGCCTCGTTTCTTGTGCTGTATTATCCAGTAAAGTATAGACCATGCCACAACCGCAAGCAAATACTCGCCCTATGTCCTCTAATGCTGGTTCGTCTTGATCTTGTGCTTCTTCATTGAAGTCAGCCTTCTCAACCTTATCACTATGCACAAACCACCCAATCCTGTCAGCGAGTAATCTAATCCAATCATGCTTATGCCATAGCGTAATGCCGAACCTATCAGCCGCCATGTTCCCATGAATCTCTATCAGTGTCAATTCAGCAACGCCCGTTCTCCTGTAACGGCCAACATTAGGCATATCCCAAACGCCACCCGAAACACCCTGTGTTTCGTCACTAACGACTAAGGTATTCCATAGTCTGTGTGCCCAAACAAAATCATCTTCACTGGGCTGTGGTAAAGCACCAATATCCACTTCTGTCGTCATTTATCCATCGCCTCCATTACACGGTGCGTGTGGTATATCCAACGACCACATTGTGTGCATTTGAGTCTTGGTGTCATTCCCTTAACTGGATGATCTCCATCAGTCCAGCGATACATAGGACTCCCACAATCGGGGCAATCCACATCAGTTATTCCTTCTGTCTTAATTATCTCCATCATCCTCACCACCTTTACGCATTTTGATAGTCCAATAGGTTTCGGTTTTCCTCATGTATGTGGATTCCTCCTTGTGCCATGAATTGCGACCCCACCTATTATTGGGTCGAACATATCCTTGTTCTTTGAGTATATTTGTAGCCAGTGCCAAATCCTCTTCATCGGGGAATTTGACCAGTGCTTCGTGCCAGCCAGCACGGTCAGCGTCACTAATGCTGATGTAGCAAACTCGCTGTTCATCTTCGGGGTCAGTCCATAATATCATTCACTCACCCCCAGTGCTTCGTCACTAAGTGCCGACACTCTCCTTCTAACACGCCTCGCTCTATTTTTGTATGGGAAAGGTATGCTCACCGTTTTGTCACGAAGCACCCGCAACCATGCTATGTGTTCATGTGCTTCTTTAATGGCCGTGTCGATCTTGGATAATGATTCACAACGCTCAACCCCAGTGAAGTCACCGTATTGTGTCGAACCGAGAAGCAATCCTCTATCGGCATGTAATTCTTGTATGACTGATTCCCAGTCGTCTTTCTTTTTCCTGTAATGTCTTTCAGCCGCCATAAAATCGGATTCATAGACATCGAGTGGCTTGCGTTTTGTCACGAACAACCCACCTTATTGCAGGTCGTTTTCGACAAGAGAAATTACTTCAACGGTCATATCATGTTGAAGGAAATTGTTGAGTTTGCCCTGTTTTTGTTGTAGTCGCAATTGGTTGGTTTGAGCCGCAAGTAATTCCTTCTTTAGTCGCTGGATTTGCTGTTCTGTCTTTGTCAGATCTCGCTGTATCTTTCGTGCTAAAGCATCAACATTACCCAGCGCATTGTGCGGATTCTTTTGCTTTTGAAAATTATCATAAACATGCTTTCCTTGAGGGTATTCAACCCTCATCATCGTTGCCCTATCACTTGGGTTCATGTGGTGGGTAATATCGGGGTTGTCGTAAGGATTGTATTGTTTCTGTCGCCTCTCCTTTGATGTGGGCTTTTCCCAGCGTTTCCATTCTCTTCGGATGGCTTGCTTGATTGAAGATGCCAGTGGCTTGTGCTTGCCTTTGGGGTGTTTGTAGCAAGAGAAAACTTCGCTCACGACAAATGTTTCGGGCGTTTCTTCATCGTAATGATTAGTGGTGAACAACCTTCGGATCTGTTCTAAATCAACGAAGCGGTTTTTCTTTCGCTTCTTCTTTTCCGCCTTTGGTTTTGGTGGATTTCGGTGTGCTTTCGGAATATTGTTCTTCTTCGCCATATCATCACCCAGTGGGTTCGGGGTATTTAACCAACGGTTTGCTGGGTTCGGTGGGCTGTGGTATAGCAAGGGCTTCTGTCCACCAGCGTGGGGCTGGTGTGCCCTTTTCCCACTTAGCGAATCGTATCTTATCAGCGACATAGAAATCACGGTATGCTTGCACACGGTCGGTGTGCTGGTGTTCCTCAATGATGTAATCATACTGGGTAGCCATAGCCAGTGCCATAGGTGTAATTACTCCATCAGTCAAGTCCGGAATCCAATCAGCGTTTTGTGCGAAATGATGGAGAGCATCAGTGCAACCATGAGTCTTGCCGAATCTCTTTTCGTATTCATTGAGTAATGACATTCCCAGATCGACAGCCCACTGGTAGTTTGCTCTTGTCAAGCCCACCCACTTAGTGCTGGGATGGTGTGGATAACTATTGCCCGAATAGGGGGTCTTACCGTCAACACGCATCGGCATTAACTCTCCCAGTCCTGTGTGCTTCATGAGAGCCGTTGATAGCATTTGACATGTTTCAACAATCATCTTAGGCACATGTTTGTCGCAGTGCATAATGCCAGCAAGCCACGCCAAACGATGGAGGAAAAATAGATTCATTTCTTATCCTCCTTCTTGCTCTTGATTCGCCAGCATTTGCCCGAACATACACCGTATTTATCGTGATAATGAACACCGTTTTCATCGTGGCTATTTGCATAATAGGATTCACCGCATACAACGCATTCACCGACTGGGTTTCTGTATGGCCTCATGATAACTCAATCCTGTATCTATCACAGACTCGTATGAGAGCCAATCTTGATTCATGTCCTGTCAGCACCACTGATGGTTGAGCCTGTCTAATGGCCGCTACAATCGCCTCTATTGGGGCATCGAACCATGATGTGTATGTAACCACTGGCTGTGGTTCCTGTGGCTGTGGTATATGCTCACTGAATGGTTTTACTTGCTGGGAGGCTTGTGTCAAATCACGGGATAAGTAATCCTCCAATCGCTTGAGTCCATTGTAGCGTGCATCACTGGTATTGTAAGACCATGTATTCCATTCATCCATACAGTCATACATGATAGCAAACCACGCATCCTGTTCGGGCTGTGCTAACTTGCTAAGGTGCATTACCTTCATGGCCTTGAATTTCTTGACAATGTGTGCTGTAATACCACGAAAACAACTCATGCGTGGCTGGTCAAAAGGAAATTTGCTGTCGTAGTATTCACGGCACTTGATGAAATACTCATCATCGCTACACCAGTCGTCACCATGCTCATTCTCCATGCGCTTCTCGATGTCAGTCAAATACCTCATAGCATGTGTGCGCTCGGGATCTTTTGATTTCCTCCCACTTAATTTATGCTGGGCTTTTCGTGTCCAAAGATGGAAGAAGTTTGTGATAGCATGATTCCCTGCCATACCGTGTTGAAACTTATGTTGAACAACACGCTCAATCTTGCGACTGGGCGCATATCCATTACCTCGCTTGTAGCCCTGCTCAAACACATTACACTGGTCGTCTGTTAGGTTGAAGTATGGTTGCATTAGTTTGAGCATCATACGGTTGAACATGATGTCGTGTGGTCGCTTTTTCTTATCTCTATGGCAATCATATCCATACAATTGTGAACAGTGGATAATCTCATGAAACAGCACAAAGATAGATCGGTATGTGTATGCTGATTTGTCATGCACGGACATAGTAATACCATACGATGGTGAAGCCCGTGCGCTCTTACAACCTTGCTTGCTTTGTGATATGCGAATAGTGCCTCTTACACCACGATACTTACCTCTCATTTCGTCAGTCTTTTGCCACATAGCACACATGTGTTTGCTGATACTGTTACTGGTGCTTTTCTTGGTTGGTCGCTCACCTTCACGAATAGCATAATTGTATGCTTCTTCGGCAAGTGCCTCCCAGTTTGTGTTCAAGCACAGGTGCTTTGCTACATCCATGATGTTTATTCTCACATTCTTATTCGTTGGATTAATCAATGAGTATTTCTCATTGTAATACCATTCGTTTCTTTCTCCGTCAATCGTCATATTGGGGTTCCCTCGCTCTATTATAGGGGTCGGGTGTATATCAATGTGCTGGCGAAATTGGCTCGCTGTTGTGCGGTTTTGGCTGGTCATGTTCAATAACCTCCTGTCCTCTTTACAATCCAGTTTTTGACATACTCGATCTCATCCAGTGTGTAACTGTAACCTTCATTGTCGAAAGTGTCATTGACATACAATACAGCGTCATTACCCCACCTATCAAGCCACGAAAGACCCTCAAAGATAAGGAACCTTCTCAAAGCATGTAATCGCTCATTCATCCTCATTCTAAGCCTCTCCTGTAAGTCCGTCTGTGTGAATTTGTTGAACAATCTCCGGTGAAGTGCCAGTGTAAGTGAACCTCCCTGTTTTGTGATGAATCACCCATGTCGCTCGCTCGGTGAAAACTCGCTCACCATCGATCTCATACCAGCGTCTTGCTGGCATGTAGTGAATAAGTGTGGGCGGTGAGCCTGTGGTTTGCTTCACTGTCCTCCAAAGGGTTCGCACCTTTCGATGGCGACCCTTTCCTTTAGGCGGCGCATTGAATTGCTGTTCAACAAATCCCGACATCAAGAATCCTCCGAAAGATGGTGCCAATGGGCATCCATATCATTCGCTGTGAATAACGGCACTGGTGTAATGACGATGTGTTGTGGATGCCGATTCGCACCGTCAACCAGCGTGCATTGGAACCCAGCATCGAGAACCTTCTTGACTCTATGACTTGTAGCCGGTGTGCCGTGTGGAAAATAAGAATGACTATCGGATGTTGGGTTGTCTGTGTCAAAGAACAGGCCGTTTTCGTAGCCAGTTTTCGGCTGATTAGCGAAGCGGCCACGAAGCACAAATAGATACCTACTAAGCGCACGCCATGTGCTAAAGCACTGAATACCCCAGCCGTCTTGGACTGTGTAAATTTCCCTCATTGTGAATCCTCTCCATCGTTTGCGACAAAGTGCCAAACAGCATCAGCCTCACCCATTGTTGTGATACAGATCTTCTCCGGTGAAATTCCCTGTGCGAGCAAATGCGGCACATTGATGTCCGGTGCTGAATCAGCGAACATGACATAGCCAGCACGGGGTGGTGGCAACATCTTAGCACGCTGGTCGAATGAAATACCTTCGGGGAATACAATCTCACCGTAATCAAATACATCAATGACAACAGCACCCACTGGGTCGCAATCATCATTGACACACTGGAAATAGCCAACACTGACTTCTTCGTAATCACAGCATTCACAGGTCATTGAGATTCCTCCAATGTTTTCTCTAAATCGGATTTGAATATCTCACAATCAGCGACTTCATCACAATAGCATTGTGAGTTAGTGCATTCCTCCGCTTCTTGTGTCAAAACATGGAAGCAACATTCACCAACATAGAGTCCTTTTCCGGTTAATGAATTAGCGATCTTGTGAGTCTTTGGAGAACCACCACTGCCCATCTTTCGCAATAGAATGTATTGTGCATGTTTCCTCAAGCGGTTGAATGGTTTGTTCAGTGGTTTGCCACAGAACATGCAAGGGTTGTTTTCAATCCATCTTTGTTGTATGTCATTCATTGAGATCCACTCCTTTGGTCAAGTCTAATTGTGCGAAGCATGTCCTCCCAGCGAGCGATAGTGTTGTTGATTTGACGGTATTTGACTAAAGGCAATTCGCCTGTTTTCATCATCGCATGTGCTGAATTACAGGCGGCTTCTAAGTCCGAATACAATTGCGACATTTCCGGTGTCATGCCCATTCCTCCGTGAATGCACTACCACCAAATCCAGCATTAGAATCAACATCAATGTTCACTACATCAACCTCAATGGATATGTCCTCTTTGACAATCTCAACATCTTCTTCGGTGTTCTGTGACGAATCACCGACTTCTTGAGCATCGCTAACTACCGACTCCATCTTGCGTAATTGGTGGTTGATTTGTGTCGCCATGATCGGCTCAACATCCCAGCCACCGAAGTGAGTCATTTCATTCATTAGTGGCTTCAATTCCTGTGCGGTTGATGGCTTTGTTTCAGCAATCAGTGTGGTATAATCTCCAATGAATCTTTCACCGTTCAATCCGACGCAAGCAACATGGTTGCTGGCCTTCAAACCATCTTCAAGGGGTGTGTATGGGAGTATGCCAAATACTTGCCTGTTAGGTATGTTTATTCCAGCCATTTCAGCAAGCACACCAGTTACGGCTGGTGCCTTGATAAATGTGCGAAAGCATACCTTCACATTCGGTCTTTGTGGGGGGTTCAATGCGCTCATGATAATCTCTCCAAATTTGCTGGGTCATTTGTGCCCAATCACCAGTCGAGCAAGCAATTATGCTGGCCGTCATACCGGTGAGGGAACAAATGATTAGCCCGCTTAGGCAACCACCGCCATGTTGAATTGTGCGTTCAGTGTGCGTGTGACTTCATTGTTAGAGCCGACATTCTTGACGATGGTTGGTAGTATGTCACCAGCATTCCACTGGCGGATAGTTACATTACCAGCACGGTCTTTGCTAACTGTTTCAGTGCGTGGTTCATGTGCGACCATCATGTTGAGCATAGGGATTCCATACTCGTCAACATAAGCCTGTAATTCGCCAGCCTTTGGTGCGGCACCAGTGGCCTGTGTGAAAGCACGGACAGCATCTTCTTGGACTTCAATGAACAGGCTGTGTTGCTTCTCAAGATCTTGCTCGGTCTTGGAGAAAGAGATAGCCTTGCCACCATCAACACTACCGTGTGCATCACGAAGGGATGGTTGGTGGTTGATGATACCGTTCATGTTTTGGTATGCTTGGTAAAGTGTGCCAGCCTGTGAGCCATCGTGCTGTTCACCGACTGATACCCATGCTTGGTTAGGGTCAGCCCAGCCTTGTGTGAATAGTCTGTATTGGCGGCCACCAGTCAATTGAGCATCCTGTCCAATGGATGGATAAGACATGATACCTCTTTCGACTTGTAGTGCAATTAGAGCCTCAAGGTCGGTTGGGTTCAGTGTGATTTCATTCATGGATTCAACAGCCTCATACTGGTTGAATAATTCAGCAACCAGTGTCATGACCATTTCAGCAATAGCACTGAAAGAGATAGTTTCCCATACACCCTTCTTGTGCTGTGCGGCCATTAGATTGATTTCACGGGTGCCAACCATACCGTTAGCACAAACCAGTCTTTGCATGACACCACGAATGCTTAGAGAACCGTCAAAGGAATGTCGGATTTGAACACCGAATGACATGTTGGCTGGGTTGAGAAGATCGTCAAATGCTTCAAACCCAGTGGTTGAAATTCCTGTGCCGTTTTCCCTTGCATCACGCATTGATTCAATTGCTTGCTCTTTGGATTGAAGGTCACAGATGTGAATGTCAACCATAGCATCACAGCCGAAATTGGTTGCATAAGCATGGAATGGTAAGCCGTTTTGTGAAGCCCAGTCAATGAAGTGTGGTAGCACATCACTGTGTTGAGCGAAAGCATACACATCGGTCTTTGTGCGACCAATTTGCATACCGACAAAATTGTTGGATTCATTTGCATAGGCTTCATTGATAACCATGTGATTGCCAGTGCCGACAGTTTCACCATGAATGTTGTCAACGGTCAATTCCTTGTATGACATAGGAATATCCCACTCATCAACAATACCGGCTCTCTTGCCGCTAAAACGACCCATGAATGGCTTGATTTGCTTTGCTGGTAATTCACCGACTCTCATGGATTCCACAAGGTCGCCCCATTCACCGTCAATAACTGGTGTTAGATTGATTGTATGACCACTGAAAACAGCGTGGTGTGGTAGTGAGTTAATCTTGCCTTTACCGGCACAGGTATCGCATTTTACGACACTTCTTTCGCCATCAATTTCAATGACTTGCCTTCGGACATTTATTGCCTGTAATTCACCACGAAGTGTGGAGGGATCGTCATTGTTTGCTACGACTTCATCAGCACCGTCATTGTTGTTGTTACATACTGGGCATTCACATCGCTTGACAGCAAATGCACGCTGTGTATCAGTGCTTCTCTCGTCTAACTTGACACCAGTGCTGTTGCCCACATCAAATTCTGTGCGGGTAATGTTCAATTGTTGTAGTCCGGACATGGACTGATACAACACAACAACATGGGTTGGGGTTCGGCTAACTACTTCTCCAACGACAACTATGTTATCGTTAGATGTTACTACATTTTCGGGGGTATTCTTATTCATATTTTTCACCTCATTATGGCGGGTTTCTTGCCCGCTTCATGTTGTCCACACCATCGGGTGTATATGAAGGTGGCGATTTCGGAGGTCGGGTCAGCCCGACTCCCAGCGCAGGTAATATGGGAGTATATAGTCTTTTTTTTAATATTGAATAAAAATAAGACTGGATCTTGATTTTGAAAGGTGGCGGGCGGGCACATTTATGCCCCGTTTTTTGGGGCATGGTGGAACATAGTGCCCGACCCACCATGAGTCATTTGTGGTCAATCTCCGAGTCTTTTGAGAGCCGCTTCGATCTTGGCACGGCAAGCCCCACAGGACACCTTCGCTGGGTCTGTGGTAACTGGGAGAATATCAGCCCCAGCCCACTTATCATCACGGAGAGTGTATGGCATTCTTTTGACTGGTGTGCAACCAGCGATGTATTTGTCCTTCATCAGCACAGCGAAATGAATGCTGTTCTGTGAGATAGATTTGGAGGGTGCTGATGAATCAGCACATGGACATTTAGCGTCAGTGATTTGCGATGAAAAGCCGACAATACCATGATGCTTACAGAACAAAACACGCTCATATTTTGGTCGCACAGAATCCTCAATGAATTGAGGGTGCTTGGCCTTGATGAACCGACCAATAGTGGCATAGACAGCCTCCTTATCTTTGGTGGACATGTCCGGCCAGTGGCCGACACTACGACGGCTGGTGAGTGTGTGTGGCTTCATCTTCATATCCTCCGGCTTTCGTGTCCAATTACCCAGTGCTTATCATTCTTCTTCATTCAATCCCAGTGCTGTTCTCGATGAGTATGTTTGATTGTGAATGGCAATTCTAATCTGTGAACCACGCTTCAATTTTGGTGGGTTAATCTCGCCACCAGATCGAGCAAATTCACGGGTGACTTGTATCTCCAATTCTTCACCGTTGTGGACTGTGTATAGCATGACATCTTGCCAGTGGCCTATGACATACCCAACACCAATTTCCTTCAATCCTTGACAGTTTGAATCGGCTTCTATGGCATCTTCAAGAACACGCTTGAATGTCTTGTCGGACATTCCCGCTTCTTCGGCCAGTGCTTTGTGATAACACACTGATGCTACATCACAAATTTCACGCTCGGCATTGATGCTGGGTTGTTCACTAATCTCGATTGCGAAGTATGCGTCAATGACATCATGCCAGCGTTCCTCACTTGTCTTGCGGGTTCTTGCTGGTGCTTTTTCACAATCGCATGTTCTGTTGGGGAAATTGTATTTGGCGACACAACAGGCTTCTTTCATGTTTTCCAAAGGTGCTGGTAATTCATCACCAACCACTGGCTGTGCGAAGTCTGTTGTGTGGAAATAGAATGTTGGGATCCCAGCACCAAATAATTCGATGTGGTCAGCGTGGTCATAGATGTCGTGCATGTCCTTGAGATATTCATTGATGGACTCTCCAACATCGTTGCCCATTGGGAGGTCTGTGAGATACACAGCGTGGTCAATCAATGGGTGATTTGGGTTAGCATACACACGGTTATCATTGACATAGGTTCCCGCTTCATACTCACTGATGTCATAGTCCTCACCAGCACATTCGATGATATGTTTCATGGCCTTATCCGCATCATCAGTCAATGACACACAGACACCACCTTCAAACAATGCGAATTGAGGCATTTTAACGGCCTCTATGGCTTCTTCTTCATCACTGGTGGACTCTTCGACCACTTCAACATTTGAGGCCACTGGGGCATCATTAGAAGGTGCTTCATTGTCAAGCATCCACAGGATGTCAGCAATACCACATGAACCCGATTCAAGTGGGTGGTTTGTGTAAAAACGCTGGGTGTTCATAGCCCGTGTGATACAGACATAGACAGCGTTCAATTCTTGCTGGATTTCAGCACTGTTATTCATTGACCACGGAAGCATGAAACATGGTGATACAGTTTCTTTACCTTCTTTGTCTTTGGTCATGCGGTCAACGATAATGTGGACAGTATCACGCTCTAATCCCTTAGCACGGTGGACAGTGGAGAACATGACATATCCTTCGCCAGTATCGGTTGGGTCAACGAAGAGATCCTCAAGCCATGCAAGGAATCCATCGCTGGATAATTCATGGGTCAAGACTGTGGTTCCGTAGCGACCAAACAATGCTGTAACTGCTGTTGTCATATCCTGTGCCGACTTGTAATCATCATGCTGGCGAGCCAGTGTTTCATCACCATTTACCCGCTTTGTGATTCGTGTCAACAGTGCTGTCAAGTAATCCTCAATCGCTGTGAATATCTCACCAATTGGGCGGTTCTCCATGTTCAATTTGTTCTTACTTGACCACATGGATTTGACTTGAGATTCAAGGTCGCCACCACCAGCCAATCGAACCGGAATACCGGACTTGAGAGTAGCCATAGCATAGTGAACCAGTGGTGCTGATATGCGGCATAGAACCATGTCGCCAATCTCCACATTGTGTGTCAAATCACTGATGTGGTGTTGATATGAATGGAATCCATCACGCCATGAATTGACCAGTGTTTTTGCTGATTTGTGGTCAGCGAAGATCGTCTTTTCACCGTCAACATATCCCAGTGCTGATACCACTTCATTGGCAAGCACATCGGACTGTCGCCAGCACACTGTCATTGGGAATGACTGGCATCCATAGGTGTCAATTGCATAGTCCATAGAACGGCTGTCAGCACCCGAAAATAAATACAAACTTTGCCTTCTATCTCCGACAATAACTACATTCCCATCCTTAGCCACCAATCGCTCAAGAAGGCCATGTTGTAGTGGACTCATATCTTGCACTTCATCACAGAACATGAAGTCAAATGTTCTCCATGCTGGCATGTCGAAATATGCTGGGGCATAGATACAATCAATGTGGTTAATTTCAGCGATAAACGCCTCTTCTTGGCCAGCAATTGGTGTCGAACCATCGAAGGCACCAGCGTAGTCAAAACCTGCTGTTGTAGCCGCTTGAATGAACGCATCAATATCACGCTTACAATCCTTGATTGAGAATACCCATTCATCAGTTTGGAATTTGGCCTGTGAACGCTTATCGTAGTTTTCCGGCTTGCGGCTACCACAGTTTGAGAATCCACTGTATGGGGTGAAAATATCATCATCTTTCATGGCATAGCAAGCGTTTTGAACAGCCTTCATTTCATCCCATGTGCCTTTAGGCCAAACAATCTCCAAACGCTTGACATCGAACCTGCCAGTGCGGTAATTACGAGCATGGTATGGTATGACTTGAATGCTGTCGCCAGCATTGGTTGATACTGGTTCAATCCTCAATCCCATCTTGACGAGATCCGATTGAATTGTGTTCTCCGCAGTATCGAAGAATCCATTGAGTGCGTCACCTTTCCATAGCAGTGCATCAGCATTGACCACAGCGACTTCACTGGGGTTCTCTAAGTGATACATTCGGAGTGAGATAGTGTCCTCAACAGCCTGTTGAAGATAGGCTGTCCATACAGCACCAATTGGCTGTTCGGACAGTCTTAGTGAACCCAAATTTTGACCCATGAAATTCTCCCATGTTTCAGCATCAACAGTGGAGTCAATCGGTGCATAGAATCCAGCACCGAGAGCCTTCTTTGTGACATTGGCAACCAGTCGGCAAAGAGCATACCATGAGGACATTCTTCGCTTGAATCCGTTGGGGCTGATTAGGACATTGGCTGTGAAATCCTCAAGCAAATCCTCATTCGCTAAAGCATTACAGACAACGATCTTGGCATACTTCAACCACAGGTCAACACCAGTTACCAGCGATACAGGATGGTCGAAGAATTTGACCACAGTTTTCTTGCCATGACTGTTCAGTGTTCCAGTGCCACCACCGGATGTCCAGTCGGCACCATCGGGTTTTACAGCATCCATAGCCTCAACAATTACTTTGGCAATTGTGCCATTGAAAGCGGTGGCTGTGATTGAGTATTTCCGACCACAGTGATGAGCATTGGCAAGGATGCTAAAGAGCATTCTAAGGAGGGTTGTTTTACCACTACCAGCAACGGCTTCAATCACGAATCTAACTGGGAGTCCATGATA